GCGCCATCCGGGGCCGCGCAGACCCCCGGGGAGGGGGTTGCTGGGGGGGTGTTTCCGCAGGTCAGAGGCTTGCGGGCATGTGGGCGTTTGCGCAGGTCAGGGCACGTTTCGCGCCTCCAGCTAACTTTCGACCGGTTTTCGATCAGGTGTTCGATCCGCGGGCCTCGGCGCGGGACTTCGGCGCGTGGCATGCCTTGCATAGGGTGCGCATGTTGTCGAGTGTGTCTGTGCCGCCGCGTGATCGGGGTTGGATGTGGTCGGCGTGGAGTTGTCCACTGCCGGGAGTCGCGGTGTGTCCGCAGCTTTGGCAGGTCCAATTGTCGCGCCGGAAGGTGGCTCGCTGCAACCAGTGTGGGACTTTGCGTCCTTGGTGGTTGCCCCAGCGGTGTGTGGCGTGTTGGGGACATGTGCCGGTTGTGGTGAGTGTGGTGCAGCCTGCGTGTCGGCAGACCTTAGGCGCGCGTGGCATCAGATCGGTTGGGTGTCGGTGGTCCAGGTGTCGCGTGTTCCGTGTTGCCATGCGACGCGGCCTGGTGTTCGTGGTTGGTTGTCGTTTCTGGTGGCGATCATTGGCGTCTCGTCTGCGTGATCGATGAGGCTGGGCCATGTGTAGGCGATGGTGTGGCTTTGGTGGCGTGCCCATGCGCTGATTGCTTCGTCGATGGGTTTGCCGTTGTGCAGGTTGTTGAGCATGTGGGGTACGAGGTCGGCGTGTATGGCGATTCCGACTGCGTGGAGTAGTCGTCGGCAGGTGAGCCAGTGTGCTGTGGTGTCAGCGGCTTTGGCGATGCGTTGTTGGTATTCGCGGGGTCGTTCTCGCCCGAGGTAGAGGCTGACCACTGGGCTGGGTGCCACTGCTAGCGCTGCGTCGAGCTGGTCGCGGAAGTTGTTGCACGGTATGGCGTCGTCTTCGAGGACCACGAGCCAGTCTGTGTTGTGGCGGGTGAGGTGTTGCCAGACTTTGCGGTGGTTGGTTTCGCATCCGAGTGTGCCGTTGTCGATGCTCATGTATGCGGCGCCCACGGTTTCCATGAGCCGGTGTGCTTGTTCGGCGCGTTCGGTGTGGGCCACGATGCCGATGGTGTGGGTCATCGTGGCCTTATGCGTGTGGTTTTCACGGCGACGGTGGTGTGTGGTGTGAGTCGTGGTGTGATGCTGCCGTAGTCGTATTCGGGGTCGATGGCGATGGAGCATCTGACCCAGCCGCTGGATTGGATTTTCTCGACGGTGCCTTCGTGTTCGAGTCCGTCGAAGTCGACCCATACGTTGTCGCCGGGTTTCATGCTCCGCTCCATTGTCATTTGTGCCGCCACCATTCGTCGGGGTGTTGGACGATGCCGATCATGGTTCGTCCCAGTAGGGTCCGGGGCACGACGGCCATGGTCCGTTCCAGTGCACGCCGTCTGGGCCGAGTCCGGGCCAGGCGGGTTCGACACCGGCGGCGCGTGCGCCGTAGAGGTCATAGGAGCGGTTTCCGGTCGCGAGTGTGAGGTTCTCGAAATCGATGAGCAGCACGCCGCGGTCGGGGTGTACGACGACGTTGATCAGGCAGGGGTCGCAGTGCCACCAGCCGGCGGCGTGGATGGCGGCGAGCAGATCCCACAGCGGCTCGGCGTAGCGCCGGGACCAGTTGGGGTGGATGTTGAGGATCGGGGTGCAGCGTTCGACTTCGATCCACATGGGCCCGAAGTCGATGAGTTTGGGCGTGGCCCATGGCATCGTGCGGTATGCCTGTAGTTCTTTCTCCCAGGCGATCTGCTTGGTGAACTGCTTGTGCACGGTGCGTCGGTGGATCGTGACCATGGGCCTCGCGACCATTGTTACTTGTGCCTCCACCATGACCAGGCGTTGCGTTCGTTGGCCTTGAAGACCGTCACCACCTGGGGTCCGTGGATGAGTTGGTCGGCGTGTTTGGTATAGGCAACGTAGTTGAGTGTCGCCATGTCGCCGATGATTGTTCCCGGGGCGTCGTCTTTGTGCCAGACGCGCCGAAGTTGGTCTTCGTGGTCGGCGGCCATGTCGTGTGCGAATGCCATGACGGTTTCCCGGTCGCCGCCCACGATCCCCGCGTTCAGTAGGGTGCGGTCGGCGTGGGTGTCGATGAACTGTTGCAGGTGTGTGGCTTTGTGGTTGTTGCGCATCCAGTCGATCCCCACAACGGCGGGTTCGTGCCCGGTGTACAGCTTCCCGGGTTGCATGTGTTCCCACGGAGGGGTGAGCATTTCGACGTCGGTGCCGTCTACGCACCACACCCATTTGACGTCGGGGTTGGCGCGGAGCCATTGGTAGTACAGGTACCAGCGCGCGAAGTATGGGTTATCGACTGGGCTGGTGACTCGCTCGAATGACGCCTGCGGGTGGGTGAGTGGGTTGTCGCACAGCACAACGGTTTCACCTCCAGTGATGGAGGTGATCAACGTTTCGAGCAGTTTGACGTCGGGCCGCATGCGGGTGTTGCGCTGCGGGTCAGGTTTGTTGGACAGCAGGCAGGTGAGCACCACACGCCGGTCGGGTTCCACGATGGGGATGTGGTGGCTGCTGGTGTAGTGGTGCTGCCAGTACAGGTCTGCGTTGCGGGCGGCGGCGGCTTTGCGTTCTTCGGTCGGGACGGAACGCTTCACTTCCAGGTGCTCGTCCATGGAGTGGATGAGCTTGTTGGATCCGCAGACGTCGCCGTAGCGGAACGAGGTGAGTCCGGCGTTGTAGATGCGATCGGACCACGATGGGTGTTCCCATCCCCAGCCGCCGAATTCAGGGTCGAGTCCGCCGACGCGTTCGATGACGCTGCGGTGTGCGTAGATCATGCAGCCACGCGCCCCGGACAGGGCGAAGTGTTGGCCGTCGTCGTAGACCTTCGTGACGTCGTTGAGTTTCCGTCCGCCGGCGAGGTCGATGAACTGGTACATCAGGTGCGGCTCGGGTGAGTCGATGTAGGGCTGAAACCAGTTGTCGGCGATCGGGTAGCAGTCGTCGTCGAACAGGAAGATGTGCTCGCAGCCGTTGAGGAGTTCGAGGCATTTGTTTTTGGCTCGGGCAATGCCTGCGCGTTGAGTGAATCGGTAGGTCGCTGCTGGGTATGGTTCGTCGCTGGCGTCGTCGACGATGACGAGTTTGGCGTTGGGTGTGTGGTAGCGAATGTGGGCGATTGTCTCGTCGGCGATGGTGTTCCGGTTGCGGGTGGTGACTCCGATTCCGATTGGAGTTCCGTTGGTGGTTTCGGGAACGTATCGGGTTCCGTTGATCACGACGTCGGTCATGTGTGGGCTCAGTTCGTCACTCGTACCATTCGCCGCAGTCTGGGCAGTCCGCGTCGCCGCAGTAGCAGATGTTGCGGTCTGTGGTTCGTCCGGTTTTGCGTTCGCGGTGCCGGTTTCGATGCGGCTGGGCGGCGTTGGATCTGCGCAGCTCCTGGCGGGCGCGGGCTGCCTCATCCATTGGTGCAGTCCATCGTCCAGCCGTTCTTGCGTGTGGTCACGCGGATTGTGGTGTCCTCGTGTTTCGCCCCGGCCATCGCGAGGGTGGCCGTCTTCGCGAGTGCGGCCATGATCGGCAGCATCCAAGGCTCGTTGGGTCCAGCTTTCTGGACCGCTTGAACATCAGGTGGCGTGGTGGTCCACTGGCCGGGATCGGCGTGCATGAGCACTTTCCCGTCAACTTCGATGTGGATCACTGTTCGACCGCTTTCCGCAAGGCTCGTTTGGGAACGATGACGTCGTTGCTTGTTTTGTCGATGGTGATCGACAGCACGGGCGGGGCTGTGGGTGTGGTTCGGATGTTGATGACGCGGTGCCCGGTCGGTGCGTCGGCCGCTTTCTGGCGCAGCTGTTCTGCTTCTTCGCGTGTGAGGATCACATAGTTTTGTGTGATCGCCGCGGCGAGTGCTTCCGCGACCAGTTTCGGGGTATCGAGGTGCGGTAGACCTGCTTCTTCAGCGAACTGGCCGGCGAGTTCCGGGGGGACACTGATAGGTCGTAGTCCCGGCAGGAGGATCGGGAAGGGTTTGGTGTTTTCGTCGCCGGGGTGAACCAGGTTGTTCAGCGTGCGGTTAAGGAAGTCCGTGAGGTCTGTGAGGCTGCTCATTTGGGATATTCGCCTGCGAGGCCGTCACTGATTCTGTCGGCACACCCTTCGCCACCGATCTCGTCGCGGACGTCGACCGGGGCGGTCATAGGAGACCGAACCTGTTCCGCAAGCAGATGAGGTCCGTCTCCATCTTGGTGTTCTGCAACCGCATGTACCGCAGCTCACGAACCACCGTGTAGTGATGGAAAACAAGGAACGCCAACAACCCCAGCAGTGATGCATGGGCGCCGGTCATTCTTCGGCCTCCTTGGACTCCACACACATGAACCCGGCGTTCTCCATCGTTCCTGCACCGTCCTGCAGATTGATTCGCCACGAGTCAGGATCGATATCGTTGGGGACTCGGCATGCTTTGCCGCAGGGTGCGAAACGGACACGATCGCAGGTGTCGCAAATGCGGAGGTGTTTGAGCGGCATCAGACGTCCGCCTCATACGTGGCTTCCATGTACTGCGCGTCCTGCGAATCAGGCAGCGAGTACGGAACCACGTTATTGACGACAGTGGACGGGCCTTTGACGCCACGTGCGTCGAGTTCCTGCGCGATGATCGCGCGGATGCCATCCATGAAGATCTCGGCGAAGGCTTCGCCAGCTGCGGTGAAATCGATCGGGTCGCTGTCCGGCATGAGGTACTACTTCTCCTGGCTGGTGGAGCGGGGTAAACGGTCAACCAACTGGTTGAGTATGCGTTCAGCGGCGGCGATGATGTCCGGGTTGCCTGCCTGCCGTGCGAGTTTCAGGTTGAGGTGCGCGCCTTGGATGCGTTCGGTGAGCGTGCGGGGTGCGGGGAAGGTGCTCATGGTTGGCCTCCCCGGGAATGAATAAAAGCCCGAACCTGTGGAGGTCTTCGGGCTTTGGGCACACTTCACTTGCCGACCCAATGATGGCATATGAATCTGCATGTCGCAAGCAAGCTAGGGGATGTGGGGAGGTTGGCGTGTCTCATTCGAGGACTCCTGCGGGTAGTTCGTAGCCCAGAACGTTGGCGAGGTGCTGGAACAGTTGCGGTCCCCATTCGTGGTGGCAGTTTTGGCAGACGCATCCTGATGGGCCGATTTGGAGTGCGGGTTGTCGGACGGTTTCGCCGGCTGAGTTCTTCCGGTACACGATGGCGGTGTCGCAGGCTGGGCACGGGTTTGGGAGTGACCATTTCGGTGGCGGGTTGAGCATCGTTTTGATGGATTCGCACCAGGCTTCGATCCTTCCGGAGATTTGTTCGATGCCGTGGGCGTCTTGGGGCCGCCATGGGCGTCGTTCCAATAGTTGGAGGCGTAGCACCGTTAGTGGTGTGTGTTCGCGGGTGAGGTCGCGTTGTGGAACGGGGTATGGGGGTCCGAACACCCAGTAGCTTGAGGGTTCCCATGCTGCGACGGTGGCGTCGATTTCGGTTTTGAGTTCGACGGCATCGATGCAGAGGGGGGGTGAGGATTGCGGAATGCGGGAGGCGTTGCCTTGGGAGCCGGGGATTTCTTCGGTGAGTTGGTCGTAGAGGGAGTCGCGCCATCTGGTGGCACCTTCGGTGTATTCGGGTTTTGGGTCGATGAGCGCGGAGATGGCGTTTCCGAGTCTGGTTTTGGCGGCGGGGAGGTTGCCATCCTCTGCTGGTTGGGTCATAGGGTTTCCTGAAGTTCGTCGGGTGTCCACATGTTCAAGCAGTTGAGGCATTTCACCAATCCGTCGTATTCGAGTGCGAGCAGGATCATTTCGCAGGAGGGGCATCGTTCGCCGGGGATGAGCCTGGGGATTCGGGAGATCTGTTCTTCGATCTCGTCCATGCGGTTTTCGCGGTCTTCAACAGTCGGAGCGTCGCTTGTGATGGCGTCCGGGGCCTGGAATTTATTGGCGTCGGGACTGATTGGTCGTCGGGATATTGACTTGGGTCGAAGCTCTCCCTTGTTGTGGACTACGTGCGCGACGTTGTATCGCGGCATCTCCGATTGAATCGCTGCTACCTCTGCGGTTTCGAGCTCAGCGCGGGTGGCGAAGTGTTGCATCGTGGAGCGGGCGACTGATTTGAACCATGCTTTGTCGGCGTGGTGTTGGTTGAATCGGCTTCTCGGGTTGTTTGTGATTCCGATGTAGAGAAGATCGTCTTCCGCGTTGTAGAAGCGGTAAAGAATATGAGGTTTGTCGCTCATGGGCACCTCCAAGATTCGGATTTTACCTTGGTGTTCAGCGTTTGTTGGGGTTCATGTGTTTGGGTTTTGTGGGTGTTTCCGCATGGGCGTCGGATGTCGATCGGCTTGGTCACTTCTCAGGCCTCCTAGCTTCGTTGGGTTCAGACTGCACAACCGACCCGACATCGCTGGGCAATTCGGTGTTGACCTCTACCCACCACAGTCCAGGCTGCCCAGGTACAGCCTCGCGGCGGACGAGAATGCCGCCGCTATGCGACTGGAACTCAAGCGCATCCTCTAGGCTGTCGTGCTCCTGGATCCACTCGCCCCCGTCTGGACGCGGTTGCTTCAGTGCGTAGACGCTCATTTGTGGTGTCCTTTGCAGTCGATGGAATGCTCGGTGCGGGGCTGGAAACACGCCGGACAAACAGGGCTCTCGGTGAGGAACCGGGCCTGGGAAGCGAGAATCACGGAGAGGGTCGTCACAGCCACACCACCGCCGCTACGTTGATCAGCATGTGCAGGATGTTGTCCGCGATGAACAGCAGCCACGTAGACAACCACGGCGGCGCATCGGATGGGCTTCCGGTTGGTTCCGACAGAGCGGGTCGCCACTCGCGGGGTGCCAGCTGATTGCGGAACCACACCACGTACCGAGCCAGCCGATAGTGGTCGATCAGGATGTGGCTCACCACAATCACTGCGAGTGCAGCCGGTGACTGGGTGATGAGCAGGAACGGCAGTCCGTAGGTGATTCCGTGGAGGATGGCGGGCAGCCACTGTTTGGTTTTGGCGTTGGCCATCCAGTGGGATTGGATCAGGTAGTCGCCAACCATGTGGGCGAGACCTGTTGTGGCGATTGCGGCGGCGATCCCGCTCATTGCTGGTCCTTTTCGGCTAGTAGTTGGGCGATAGCGATCAGAGCGTGAGTGGTCGCGGACTCGTATGCGGCTTGGCGGGCTTCTTCCCGCGCGAACTCGATGTGCTCGACGGGGGTTTCAGGTGTTTTCGGCATCAGAACGGCGGAAACCATGCCTCAACGAGGACGTCGAACGCGGCGTCAGCCATCCGCCGCCACGCGTCCTTCTCCTGCTCCGTGAGGGTGTTCCAGGGGAACATGCGGCCGGAGCTGGTGGTTTCGCAGATGGCTTGCGCGGCCCGCTCAACCAGAGCTGCACGCTCAGGGGTAGTCATGGTTTTCCTTTCGTGAGCCATTCCGCCCACCCCTGATCCACCACAGGCCGCGGTGGTGTGGTGTCCGGGATGATGTGAATATCTGTATGCCCCGACGCGATGGAGTGGCGGTCTGCTTTCCACTGAGCGCAGTCTTCGCACGACTGGTCCCAGACACGGTTGCACTCCCGGCAATGAACCTGAATCACGCGATCGCCTCCCGCATGCAGTCGGTGCACCGCGTCAACCCACACATCGGGAATGCAGCATTGGTGGTCCAACCCAACGTCTTTCCGCACCTATCGCAGTCCAAGACATAGAACCGATCGCTCATGCCTCGCCCCATCCCGACACCCAGCGGGCAGCTGTGCGGTCACCGATCCATCCAGGCGGGAGAATCCACCCCTCGCGGGCGGGAACGGTTTCACGGGTGAGTCCTCCGAGGGCTTTGTCGATTTCCTCGGCCACGTGCGCCCGCTTGACTCGCTCGATCTCTCGGCGAACTTCCGAGTCATCCAGATCGAAGTCTTCCGAACGCCACCCGCATTCGAGGCAGCACCACCACTCGACCCGCTCGCCTCGCCCCATGCGCATGCCCTCTTCGAGGCGGTGCTTGCCCATCACGTCGGAGATGAGGTTTTGAGCTTCGATGCTCATGCTTCCTCCAAAGCGTCCGTAGGGATGTAGAGCACGCGGGCGGGGAGTCGGATTGCGAAGGGCATCACGAGGCCAGCACTGCCGTCCTCGTGAAGGCAGTCCCATCCACCGCGGAGACGCTCGAATACCTCACCGATGTCCGACCGGACTAGTGAGCGGATCGGCAGCGCGTCGAGTTGTTCGACGGTCTCGACCACCTTGGGGCGCAGACGCTCAACCTCGGCTACCAATTCGGCGAGCAGCCGGTAGGACCGGCCCGGTGCGACCGCGACCCGAGACCCCTTCGCCACTTCGTAGTCGACCAGCGCAGCCTTGGCGCGCTCAACAACATCACTCATCAGGTATCTCCATCCAGTGGGTAACGAATCGGGTTGCAGGCTCTGGCACGCCCAGCTCGAAGATGCTCTCGATTACGCGGGTTTCCCGCCTGAGTCCTCCGAGTGCTCTGTCGATCTCGGCGGCGACGTGGGCCTCGAAATCGTCGAGCGAACCGTCGCGGAAATCACATTCACCCACCCGCGTACCCTGGCAGTGGGAGTGTCCAGTTTCCAGGTTTAACGTCCGCCGGTGTCGGCGCTGAACCGCGATCATGATCTTCTGCGCGTCCCCGCTCATGCTTCCTCCCCAACCAATTTGCGCAGCCGCTCAACCTCGGCCACCAGCTCAGGGATGAGAGTGCGGGCAGAGGCTATGAACTCAGCCACTGGGAGGTCTTCGCAGTGAGCCACCCATCCGCCGTTTGGACTGTCCACGTCGTACCACTCATCCGCCGAGTCATAGTGGTGGGCTTCGTGAATAATCGGTTCACCATCTTCGGAGTCGATGGTCCACGGCCCATCTCCGATACTTTCCAGCGCGGCTTTTGCGCGGGTTACCGGGTCGCTCATGCTTCCTCCCCTGTAGCCCGGATGACGAACAGCCACCGGCGGGCCTGCCGCGCCCAGTCGGACCTAGCCTCTTCGGATAACCGATCCCAGCGGGAACCGTCGCAGCCCGACCAGACCCACGCGTCGTAATAGGCGCGGGCAAGCCTCCGGGCCTCTTCCCTGGTCACCCCCAGATCAGCCATGGTGTTCCTTCCCTGCAGCCACAACCGCAGCAGCAGCGGCCCGCTTCGATTCCGCTACCGCTGCGAGAATTCCCGCAGCGAATTCCTCAATGGCGGCGGTCTCCCATACCGCGCCGAACAAATGGATCTCTCCGTCGGCGAACACTGACACGTCACCGAACGCGTAATCCTTGCGGCCGTTTTCAAACTCGTCGCCCGTTGCCTCAAAGTACGGTTCGGGTAGTTGGATTACCGCCACACCCGGAAGAGACAGGAGAGCGTCAGCAAGGATCTCGCCCGGATCAACTCGGCAATCCGACGAGCTACCAACGATCCGGTAATACGACCGGCCGAGGGCTTCTGTGAGTACTGCACGCAACTCGGGGTTGTTCATTCGTCGCCTTTCGGTTCTCGGTTTCTGTCTGTGAGCCGCCCGAAGTGGATGACCCGACCGGGCAGCGGCTTCCCCGGCAAAATCGTGTTGCTGCAGGGTTTGCCTTTAGGGGCTTTGCAGATGTCACACGACCGCGCAGCCTGGGCGGCCTGGACACGAGGATCATCCGCATACGACACAAACATCGTCATGGCAGGTACTCCATGCGCCATGTCGGATGCACACGAGTGCGCAGGTTCTTCGGGTCGCTGTCCAAGTGCAGCATCAGATACGGGCCATCAACGCTCAGGATGCGTCCCGGCCGTCCATCGAAGACAACTCGCATTCCGCGCTTCGCTGGTACGCGGTAGGTCGACCGGATCCAGTCGAATCCACCTTTTCGTTGCGTCATGCGTCATCTCCTGGTGTCGATTCCTGGGGCTGTGCGCGATCCTGAGCGGTTTTCAGGCCCTCCGTGGTGTCACTGGACCCGGAACCGCCAGAACGGCTGTCAGCGGTCCTGTGAACCGTCGCCCCCCGCCAGTCCCTCACAGTGACCCCACCTTTCGGACATTCGGGTGATCACACTTCTTGACCGCATCATCGATCTCGATATCCCCGAACTCATCACACAACGAGCAGGCATCAATGGCGGCCTGCCTAGCCTCGGCCTGCCGGCGGCGTTGCTCAGCCTCCAGCCGCTTGAAGTAATCCGGGTGCTCCTTGTCCCACTTGCGACGCTTCATGCACGGGATGCAGTTGGTGGTCTCTGAGTTCGTTTCATGGTAAGGGCATTCGGGGCGGGGGGAATCAACGTTCGCGTCTACTGACGTAACCCCCCTACTAGAAGTAACCAAAGGAATAAGGGTCGGGTCGGGTCGGGTCGGGTCGGGGTAGCGGGACTCCCCCATGCTGTCCCCGGTGGACAGTAAATCCGTGTCCACCACCATGTCCCCGGTGGACACCTGCCCATCCTGAGCCACATAGTCGCGGCCCTTTTTCCCAGCTCTCCAGGTGGATTTCTTCTTTGCCTCACGCCTTCGCCGCGCCTCATTTTCAGCCTTGGTTTTCTGCCATTTCTCCCAGTTGGCAAACACGATTTCGCGAGATTTTGGTTGAGATTTTCTCGTTGTATCAACCGTTGTCTCATCCTTGTATTGCGTGTTGTCGCAACCCTGTTTCTGCCAAAGTCCTGCTTGTTCTTGCAGCGCGCGAATGAGTCTCGGCGTGCCGCCGAACCCCTTCACGACATCGAGAGGGACGTGTCCGTCCGTCTCTTCTTTCGCTGACCAAGCACCGCACCGAACCCACAACCCGACGGCCTCGTTGCGGATCCTGGAGTCGAGTTGCATCACCGGCTTACTGTCAGCGAACGCGTCATCCACGTAGAACCAAGGCACCGGTCACTCCTCCGTTTCGTATCGCGGGCAATCAGGGTGATGGTTCTGCGTTTTCGGGTGCCATCCACACAATTCGCAGCGCTGCATCGCGATCAGCTCGCGGCGGCTGAACAGCAGGCGGATCCTCGGGTCGCTCATGATGCGGCGTCTCCGAAGTCGAACCCGACCTCGATTGGTTTCGACAACCGGGCGACGATCAGCGGCAGATAGTCCGCCTCGCGCTCGATCGTGATGCAACGCTTGTGCTCGTGAATGCACGCCTCGGCGGTCGTGCCGGATCCGGCGAACGGGTCGAGAACCACACCGTTCGGCGGGGTTACGAGCCGCACGAGCCAGCGCATCAGGTCGAGCGGTTTGACGGTGTTGTGTGCGACCTTGGCACCGTCTTCGTTGACGTAGCTGGGGCGTTCCGCTCCGGGTGCTTTCGCTTCGTAGCGGAACACCGGAAAGAACCGAGACGCGCCGCCCTCGTCGTCATACTCTGCGCCCGTCGCGGTCATACCCCAGCCATGACCGTTCGCGCCAGTGCGGGGCTTACCCTTCCGTGAGATGGTGATGCCGGTCTGCGCGTCGAGCTCGGCGGCCTGCGTGTCATCGAGCACCACGTTCGTCGGCCAGCGGCCTAGGTCGGTCGTACCGATCGCCTTGGATCCGTTGAGCCCGTTTCCGTATACGCCCGCGCTCGCCTCGCTGGCTGATGCGATGTGCGGGCGACCTTTGGCCTCGATGCGGCAGGCGTCGATGTTCAACGCCCCCGTACCGTGCTCCAGGACGTTCGCCGCCACCGTGCCCACGAGAGGCTTACGCGCGACCACGACGGGCTCAAACGATGGTTTCAGCGACGTGCCCCATCCCTGCCACTGCCGCGCCGCATCAGTCGCAGGGGCGGTGACAATTCGCGTATCCGCGGACGGATCGCAGCCGCCATATCCAATGGATTCAGAGGAGCGTTGCACGTGCCCGTCGCCATAGACGGCCGTTCCTAACGCCTCCCGCTTCGCGCCGGCGGCCTTGTCGATGGCCTTCGATACGTCAAGGCTTTTCGGCATTCCCTGGCCGTACAGCCACGCGATGGAGTCGCGAATCTCGAAGCCCGCGTCCTCGATGGCCACGGTCAGCCGGTGCCAGGTGCGGGAGCCGCCGAAGGCGAGCAGGTGCCCACCGGGCTTGAGGACCCGCAGGCATTGCTCCCACATCTCGACATCGAAGGCGATACCCGAGCCGTCCCACTTCCTGCCCATGAATCCCAGTTCGTAGGGCGGGTCGCAAACCACGGCGTCGACGCTGCGATCGGGCAGCTCGGCGAGCACGTGCAGGCAGTCGCCGTGGTAGAGCGTCACTTGGTCGTCTTGGTAGTACGGGTGGTTCATTCGTCGCCCTTCGTCGTCCTCGGGCGGTTCGTATCCGGGGCAGGTGCAGGTGCAGCGCCCCTCGTGGTGCGGGCAGCCGCACAGCGCGCAATCAGGCATTGGGGTTCCTCGTGGTGTCGGGGTGGAATTCGTCGAGGCCGCTGTAGAGCACGCGGGCGGGGAGAGTCAGCGCTTCCGAAGGATCAGGAACCTCGCAGCCTGGCGTGAACCACGGCCCATACAGCTCCATGAGACTTACTTCCCCGCCTTTTTCAAAGATCCGGCTTTCGTCGTTGCGGACGACCGAACCCTCTGGCAGCGCGTCGAGTTGTTCGACGGTCTCAATACGGGGGTACACGAGCTGGGCGATGAGTTCGGCGACGTCTTCGGCATCGCGCCGCCGTCGCAGCCACGGGCGTATCAGCTCGGCGATGCGGGCCTGGTCGCTCATCGTTTCTCCTGTGTGGGTTGTGGTTTCAGCGCGGGCGGGATCGGCATGCGCGGCCGTCCCCAGGCGGATCGGTGGTAGCGGCGGCGTTTGCGCCAGGTGACGAGTTCAGCGGCATCCATCGGATCTACCTCTTGCGCGTATATACGTTTGTATGTACAGTGTTGTCATGAGCAGCGCACGGTTCAACGTCAGCACCAAAGTCCTCGCGGGCTACCTCAAGCCCGGCGAGACCGTCGAGATGGAATCCACCAGAACGGACCGCCGCACCGGCAAGGTCGTCGGCAATCCGAGCCGGGGCAGCGGAGTATTCGTCGGCGACTACCGCAGCGACGACGGACAGATGTACTTCATGTTCCGCGACGGGGAGGTGAACGGACATCGGCAGAGCCTGTTCGGCTACCCCGTCGCCAACTTCTCCGCATACACGCTCAGCACGTACGGCCCGTTCAAGTTCAACGCCCAGCACATTCACGAAGGGAACTGATCCACCATGAACACCAGCACCAACCGCGAATACCCGAGCTACGCAGGAGATCTCGCCCTCACGCTCGACACGAGCGGCGACACCGCCAAGATCACGGTCGAAGAAAACGGCGAAACCGTCACGGTCGACCTCGACGCCGAGACCGCCCGCGACCTCGGTACCCGTGTCATCGCCTACAACGGGTCGCCGTCCACCTGGACCATTGAGCCGATGCACTTCGGCGATGTCGAGCTGACCGTCGAGGACGGCCAGATACTGCTGGCGCTGCCCGATGTCACGCCGTTCGACCTCGGCGAGGGCGATATCGACCCGTTCGTGCACGACTTCGGGCAGCGCCTGATCGTGTGGGCTGGCGTCGATTTGGCGGTCACTGCCGATGCCTAAGCCGCCGATGTCGCTGCGGTCGTTCCGGTGTCCCGACGCGCTGTGGGACGCCGCGCAGACCAGGGCCAGCGCCGAGGACCGCGACCTGTCCGAGGTGCTGCGAGACCTGCTGTCCAAGTGGGTCACTCGACCACCTCGCAAGCCGAAACCCTGACGAGGATCTGGAGTGCGGCGTATGCCTGCTGCGGGCATACGCCGTTTCCGATGATGCGCAACGCATCGTTGCGCGAGATACCCGGCACCTCGGTGACCCAGCCCGCGGGCCAGCCCATCATCCATTCCGGGAACGCTGCGGTGAGTCGGGGATTGCCGTTCTTGTTCGGCTCGGTCGGCGACGGCGCGGGTCCGGCGACAGCCTCCCAGCGCGCGATCGCGGCGGCGTACTTGCCCCAGCGTCCGTCTCGTGTGGACTTGGCGCACAGGGTTACGAGGTCGTCGCCACCGGATCCGTCACGGCTGGCACGCGCGAAATCAGGACCACGCTCGCCGTCAACCGCGCTGGGCGTCGGCAGCAGATCCCGCACGGTGCCAGGCAGCGTGTTCTGGTGACCGTCGCTGTTGTAGCGGCCACCACCGTTGCCGTCAGCTGCGTTCGGCGTCGGCAGCAGGTCCGCGATGGCTGACATGCACGGCGAATTACGGTTCATGTCGGCTGGCCCGGTGCCCTTGAAGTCCCGTGCTACCGGCGTTGGTAGCAGGTCTACAGGTCCATCACCGCGGAGGGCAACATCAGGTCGCCCGCTGATCCGCGCTGGTTCGGGCCTCCCTTCGTGCCGTCCGTCGCTCGCGGTGTTGGAAGCAGCACCTGACCTTGCGTCCGATCCGCGTCGCTGCGCTCCCCGCCCAGCGCGTAGCTGATCTCCGTCGTCGACGCGCCACGGCTGGCCCGCGGGGTGGGCAACGATGAAGACTCGCTCACGCTTGTGGGGGGCACCGACTGCGGAAGCGGCAAGAGTGATCCATTGCGCGTCATACCCGAGGTCGGCAAGGTCTCCGAGTACGGCACCGAGTGCTCGGAGAATAGGTCCATCTGCCCCGTCTCCCACAGTTGACTCCGCGGATTCCATTGCGCGATAGGCCCTTGCACTGAGCAATCCCCTTACGTTCTCGATCACCACGACGCCCGGCCGCAGCTGGTTGATGACTTCGGCGAACAGCGCCCACAGGCCCGAGCGGGTGCCCTCGGCGATGCCGGCGCGACGACCGGCGGCACTCACGTCCTGGCAGGGAAATCCGCCAGCGAGAATGTCGACCGGCTCGACTTCTGACCAGTCGACCGCGGTGATATCGCCGAGGTTCGGCACACCGGGCCAGCGGTGCGCGAGCACCTTGGACGCGGCCGGGTTCAGCTCGCAATGCCACACCGTGCGGGCGCCGAAGAACTGCTCGACGGCGATGTCGAGGCCGCCAGCGCCGGAGAACAGCGAACCGAGTTTCACGCGCCCTCCCGGTCGGCCCGTTCGCGCAGAGAGTCGGCGAGCGTCTGCAGCGTCTCGGCGACCCACCGGCGCGGTTGGTTGGAGCGGAACCGGACGCCCCCGTTGGGGTAGACGAGCACCGTCAGCACGGTCTCGTCGGCGTTGATCACCTCGACCCGGCGGTCGTCGAGGGAACCGGCTCGGCGGCGGGCACGCTGGCCGGTCGCCGCGGGGGTGATGTCGGGGGCCTCGCCGAGCGGTTCGAGGCCATCCTCAGATGCGTTCATAGCAGGGTCATCTCCGTCTGGTCGTCGAACTTGCGGCATCGCGTCACGGGTTCCCGTGAACCCAATGGGCACGTCAGGCAAGATGGTCGTTCTCCTCTTCTGCGCCTTCGAATCCGGGGCACAAACAGATCGTGTAGGTGTTCATGTCGTCCCGGTTGACACCCATGCGGACCCGGCACTGGGGGGCATGAGAAGACCTCGGGTGGTCACATAACAGGCACGTCATGCGGATTCATTTCGCTGCCTCTGTGGGAACTCGGTAAACAAGCCCGTCGTCGTCGAGCAACACCCAGTTGCCCCTGTAGAGGACGGGAACAGTGATGGGGGACTGGGATTGGCGAACAAGCCACCCGTCAGCGAACGCTTGTGTCCGGTACGACTCGGCCCAGCGATGACAGGCACCGCATGCCCACAGCCCGTTGGACGCCAGGTTGGTGTCTTCGCGGCGAGATCCGCCGAGACCACGGGGCCTGCGATGGTGTGCAGTAGCGTCTGAGGCGTACTCGTTGCAGCGTTCACAACGCCCCTGGGCACGGGTCCAGATCAGTTCCTTGGTTTCCGGGGTGAACCCCGTATACCTGCGGCTCATGCGGGGGCACCGTTCTCCATGAGGTCATCAATGAACTCCCGCAACTGCTGGGGTTTCGCGTTCCTCGCGGTCACCTTGTACTTGCCGTAAAACTGGGCGGCCACCGTCTTCTCATCCAACGTCAACGCCGCGCACGCATCGCCCAGCTCGTGGAGCAGAGCGTTGCGTTCAGCCACCGCAGGATCAGGCGGTGCCGGGGCGTCCGGGTCCCCCTTGCACCACAAGTCGAGAGCCGCGCCGAACCGCATGCCAGCGTTCCTGAGTGCGTCGCCGATGGCTTCCTTGACGGCGTTGGGACCTTTCTTCCCGCCGGCGTCGCCGTAGCCGATGCGGGTAACACCGCACAGGGTGAGTCGGATCCACAGCCCGCCCTGCTCATCCAGCAGGGGTAGCCCGTTGTCCCCGACGGCGAACGGCTCCCACGTCCACAGTGGGTCCACGTCCAGGAATCGGGCGGTGAGATAACCATGGCCAAGAAAGTCGAGAGTGATGCCGCCCTTGGGGAGTTTCCCGATCTGATTCGGCGGGAAAGGTTCCCGGAGCTTCGCAAGTCCTTCCACATCAGGTTCGCTCATCGCGCAGCCTTCCTCATTCGGTCACCTCCGCAGCAGCAGCGGCGGCAGCGGCCATCGCGGCGTCCAACGTTTCCTCATACCCCCACGCCAAAACCAGCGCACACGTGTTGTCCTCAACAGACCAACGGAAATCACCCGCCACATCGGACGGATTGATCCACGCGTTGCGTCGATCACCGGGGAGTACCGCACGCCACCTGCCGGGGCCAACAAAACCGGTGAACCATTTCCACGTGAGGTTTTGGGTTTCGGTGCTCATGCTGTCCACCTGTCCGCGAGCCGGTCCAACGATCCGATCACCGCATCAACCCGAGACAACGCCTTGTTTACAACCTCCAGGTTGAGTTCCAGTGCTTCACGGTCCAGGAACGGCAGTGGCGGTCCCTCGTTCAACAACTCATGCAGAGCACACCTCGCGTCGTCCAGTGCGGCTGCGCCGGCTTTCGCGTCATCCCTCGCAGTGATGACCCTCGTATCAGTGATCATTCGTCTTCCTTGTCTTGATATTTCGAGCAGCGGCAGCGTTCATGCCCGACGGGGCCGTGGTAGTTGGTGGCGTTGCATCCGGTGTCCCACACCTGCCGGAACTTGTCCCACGAGTAGCGGTGCCAGGACCGGTTGTGTCCACATACACACATCACGACGCCTCCAGCCGACGGAACTTCTTCGACAACGCGGTGAACTCAGCAGCCTGCCTCTTGGTCCACCCATAACCCGGGAAATTCCTTTCGATCGTCGTCCGAGACACCCCCAACGTGCGGGCAACCTCGTTGTACGGGGCGCCGTCATCAAGCAGATACCGAGCGAAGTCCTTCTGTTCCTGCGTCAACGGCGTAAACAGTTCGGGGCCCATCACGCGGGCATCACCGTCAGCCCGCACCCGAACAACTGTGCGCGACGAACACCCAACAACCTCAGCAATATGCCTGGCGGAACACCCTTCACGCGTCATCGACAGGATCATCTTCACCTGCTCAGGGGTGAGCCGGTTTCCGTTGCTCATGCGACCTGCTCCACTTCCTCAGTGATCCACGCGAACGGGTCATCAACATCTGGGATTCCAGCCAGCGCGGCCATCAACAATCTGGTGCGCTGATCAACGGGAAGCTTGGTGAGGTAGTCCCACACACCCAGCGAGTCGCCGACACGGATACGCCTGGACAGCCAGACAACTGTTGCCGCGGTTTGCGATTCCCAATCAGGTGCCACCGACTGGCCAGAAAGAGGGCATTCCTGCAGCAGCTTGTCCGGGTGCGCCTCCACAATCCCGGTGTGGATCACCCACGCGGTTTGACCACACAGGGGGCACTGCTGCTGTTCTGCGTCGGCCAGGTCGGCGCGGTCCCGTTCGATGGTTCGGACTGTGCAGAACGATCGCCGAGCCAACTCATCCTCGGGGAGGTTCGGCCGGCGCCGCACCATCATTCGACGCTCATCAGTGTTGAGCCGCATCGGTGTTCCATTGGCGGCGCACTCCACAGCGAACCAGTCGATGTTCATGCGCCTCGCCTCTGCTGCCGGCGAGCCAACGCATAGGCACGGTTCTTGCATTTCGTGGAGCAATACTTGGCGCGGCGGTGTTTCGGTGTGAAGTCGCTACCGCAGATCGCACACGGCTTCTGCCGAAGCTTCAAGGGGTTAACAGGGGATAGCTCTCCGCGGCGTATGGAGCGACGCTCCTTCTCGGTAAATCCACCCCAAATGCCCCAGGACTCGTTGTTTTCCAGCGCGTGCTGTAAGCACCGTGACTGGGCGGGGCATTTCCAGCAGGTTTCCTTGGCGTAGTCGTTGCGGATCCCTTTCTCGGGGAACCACGCCTCCGGGTCGACCTGTGTGCAGATCGCGTCGCGGCGCCAGTCTTCGGTGTGAACTTCAGCCAACCGGATGAACGGGGAATTCGGCATCACACCCACCCCGTGCCGCTCAAATGTTCAGGGCAGAACGATGCGGTGGCGGCACCCACGAAATACCCTGAGTCATACAGGTCCAGGTTGGAGTTGTTGTACACGAAGACTGAGGCTTCGTACATGGTGTATCCGGTGTCGAGGACGTCGCAGACGGCTTTGCCGGCGTTGATGACGGCGGGTTTGGAGCTGTAGGTGATGCCTTCGGAGTCGAGTGCCATGACGAACGCGTCGGATGTGATGTCTGCTTTGGCTTCTGGTGCGGCGAGTCCGGGGCCGATGATGCCCGCAGCGATCAACAGGGGCATCGTCCACCAGTACTTCCAATGAGCCATTGGTCACTCACCCCCACCCAAGCGCGTCAACGAGCGGACACCGAGAAGAGCTGAGATAAAAGCCATGACGACGTGGATGGAAGCTTCCACCATTCGATCGTCAGACAGGGCGAATGACATGTTGGCGAGGGCCAGCGGAACACCGATGACTGCTGCCCAGATGATGAAGAGGTCGACGGTGCGGGCGTTCATGCTGCGTCTCCCTCGGTGAGGTAGTCACGCAACAACCCGACAACAGCGTCGCCGTTCATCTGCTCCCAGATCGTCGGCTCGTTCTCCCAGTGCACCGGGGGCAGGAACGGGCGGAACCACGACACACTCTCCGTGTGGATCAACACCAACTCCGCCAGGTCCTCCAGTTCCTTCAAGAGGTCGAGGTCAGCCATCGGAGGATTGGTGGTGACGGGCAGGTCGGACCAGTTTGTTTGGTGGTGGTCCCACCATGCGGGTTTAGAATCTTGGATTGACATCGGGAATTGTCTCCTTAGTTGTGTGTTTCCGGTGTTAGGGCCGTCGTCCCGCGCAATGGGGCGGCGGCCCGCCTGCGTCAGCCGTGGATCCGCGCCAGAGCGGAATTGATATCTGCTGCGTCAATCTCGGTTGCAGGGTCGAGGTCGGCGAGTTCGCGCCACCGTGCGATGGCTTGACGTGTGAACTCGATGAGTGCGGCGCTCCATGCGGCGCTCTCTGCGGCGTACCGTGCGGCGCTCAATGCGCGGCTCTCTGCGGCGCTCCGTGCGGGGATCCAGGCGTACCCTGCGCCGCTCTCTGCGACGCTCTCTGTGGCGCTCCATGCGGCGCTCCATGCGGCGCTCTCTGCGGCGTGCCGTGTGGCGCTCCATGCGGCGCTCCGTGCGGCGCTCCGTGCGGCGCTCTCTGCGGCGTGCCGTGTGGCGCTCCATGCGGCGCTCCATGCGGCGCTCCATGCGGCGCTCCATGCGGCGCTCCGTGCGGCCCACGCAAACGGCACCTGACCCGCCGCCGCCTGACGGTGCAAATCCGCAATCTCGCGGATCGCCACCGCACCAACCTCATCCGCGAACCGGACGGCGCCCCACTCTGTGGAGTCCAGCATGTCGGCAATCCACAACGCGTGGACAGCATCCGAAACACCTGCAGTGCCGACTGTCTTCCAACCCAAGTCGAGAACCAGCACACTGTTCTCGGGTGATAGAAATCCGTCAGGTCCAGCAAGTTGGTCGTTGCACATCTGCACCAGGGCGGCCAGTGGGCGTGCTGAGCATTCGGGGTAGTCGGTGATTTTGGTGTCGCCGTTGATGTATGAGATGACGTTCATGGCGCAGCCTTTCCCGGAGCCGGGCTGATGTGATCCTTGGGCGAGGCGAAGGGGGTGGGTGATGCGGTCGAGATCAATGGACATTGGGAGTTCCTTTTCTTTGTTTGGATGGGTTGATCTATCTCGGGGTGATGTGATACGTCTCCAGCAGAGCCCGAGCGATCCGACTGTCCACGATGCTCGGCACAGACCAGCCATGAAGATCAGCGATGCGCATCGTGAGATCGTCTTCGGACACCTCACGCTGCTGGCGCATGGCGGCGAGTTCTTCCGCGGTCGCAGAATCCAGGAACTCCCCCAACTCCATGAACTCGTCGAGCAGTTCGGCTTCCTCAGCCTGACCGGGTTCGTGGACTTCTTCCTCAGCCTCTGCAGCCGCAAGACCATCCGCGTAGTCCAGGCCGAAATCCCGACCCAACGCATTGCTCATGGCCTGACGCTCAAGCTTGGCCAGCCACGGATCCACCACAGCACCCACCAAGGCGAGTCCGTCATGAATCACGTTGTTAAACCTGGCATTCAAACGATCAACAAGATTCACTGAAGCTCCTCAGAGGTGTAGATCAGCTTGGCGGTATCGCAGGGCCAACGGTGTCTACACTCGCTGCACTCTTCGACAGAATCGCCGTGCTCATCGATTGGGTGGTGTAGTTCGCGGATCGGCTTCAACACCTCGCGGGCAGCAACAACAAGGTCTCTATTGGGCGTCGGGTATGCGTAAACCAGCTTCATAACCCGTGTCGCAGCTTCTACTGCTGGATCGCTCACGCTGTCTCCCCCAGTTCTTGTAGCCGGCACCGCAGCCGCGCGTTTTCCTCACGCAACGCATCCAGCTCCGCCGCTTCCTTCATCTGCCTGGCGTCTAACTCCGCCAACGCTTTCCACAACCCCGACGGACGCGCGGTATAAGTCATGACGCCGCCAATCTCCGCCGCGACCGAGCCGACAACCCATCAACCAACGACACCGGTTCAACCGGATCCTGATGGGCTACAGACGGGCCACCCGAAAGCCACTGCTCAATATGGGCGTCCGTCATCACCCACACACTCCGCGACAGCTGCTTCCCCGGAATCTCGCCCTTCTTGAGTCGGCGCTTCATCCACCGAACCCGGTCCTTCATGTGAGGCAGGTACTTGTCTGCCACCTGCTCCACGGGGTACGCCTCGATCATCTCGCTCCCCCTTTCGGTTTCGACACAAACAGTGGTTTCTTTGGTTTCGGAAAGTGCTGCACCTTCGGCCTCGGCCTCGAATGAAAAGTCATGTCAGCCTCATCGCGTTTCGGATGATGATGAGCTGGTCAATCACATCCGTGAGTTCATCGGCATCCAGAAGAACGTCACCCTCGTGGCGGTATCCATCACCGACGTTCAAGTAGGCCAGTTCGGATCCGTTGTTTTCCCCGCGTCCAACGGTCACACCACCGTGGCCCTTCTTGATGACCTGAATTGGATCTGAGTAGAAATAGAAGCTCATGACACGGCCGCCCACGCGAGTTCGGCCTGTGACCGGTACTGCTTCTTGCCGGGAGTTGGGCAGATGCCCCGGTTGATACGTGCCGCCAGCGAATTCCTGTAGATCTTCGATTCGGATTCGCAGCAGTTTTGGTCCGAGTCGACGTGCCGGGATTAGGCCCCGCGCAACGTAATTTCGTACGGTCCGGTCGGTGACGCCAAGGTATGTAGCGGCCTGCTGCATGGTGAGCAGTGATTTACGATTGAGTTCAGACATTCGAGCTTTCTCCTCGTTGTCTCTGCCCTCACCTGCTGCACACAGGTGAGGGCTTTTTATGCGGCGGGGTTTTTCTGCTCTGCTGGCCGCTCCAATACGGAGACGGGAACCTTGAGCGCGACGGCGAGCTTCTTGGTGACGGTGGCGTTCGGCCACCGGTCACCGTTCTCAAGCTGGGAGAGGTAAGGGGCGGAAACTCCGCTTTCGCGGGACAGCTCGGCGGATGACCAACCTGTGCGCTCACGGATGATCCGGAGTTCCTGCCACACCCCGTAGGACTGTTTGACCATGCCGCCAACTGTACTGCGAACAAGTGCAAACCGCAACAGTTCGCGATGAGTTCGCGCCAACAACGCATTGACCTGCGATGTTCGAAAGTTACATGCGCGTAACTGCAAAGAATCGGTGCGGTGCAAGCAGTGGACTTTGCACCTGTTTGCACGCGAACATGTAGGCGTGAACGAGAACAAGGAACACCGCGAGGACTGGCCATTCGGGCCGGAACTCAAGCGGCACAGAGAACGCGCTGGGCTATCTCAGCGCGAAGCATCGCGGCGCACAACGCCACCAGGCGGCGACAAACCAGCCGTCAGCGCAGGACGGTGGAAGCAGTTGGAGACGGGATGGCAGATCAACAAAGGCACACTGATCCCAATCGGAACAACCGCAGCCACCGTGGCCGCCGCTGCCCGAGCCGTCGAATGGGATGTGACCGAAGCCCTGGCGATAGCCGGATTTCAGCAGTCAGATATTCCGCCGCCGCCACCTGAGCCAGCGATAGGCCGCTACTCAGATGACGAACTTCTCGCCGAAGTCCGGCGACGATTACAGGAGGTACGAAATGTCATGGAAACTGCGCAGACGACGCGAACACCGCGCGAAACGCATCAAGACCAGGAGGAAGCCTTAGGCGCCAGGCCCGGTGAACCGCCGCAACCGCGCCAGCCTAGGGCCAGCGAAACAGGCCCTGCGATCCACGCCCACGTCGCCAGGAGCGTCCGGGCGCGTCAACGCCGCAAGGACTAGGCGCGCCCGGCGCAACGACCACATTGTTGGCGGGCACTCATCCATCGCGTTCAAAATCCGCGCCAGCAGAGTGTCGAGATCGTCATCAAACATGGGCTGCACCTACCGAAATGAACAACACCGGCCACCCCTCGCAACCGGATGCGTAGACGCTAACGGATCGTTGCCAAGATCGACACACGAAGCCCACAAATGGGAATATTACGATTAGATAACCGACAGTGCGTCACGTTTGCCAGCCCCTCACCAGAAAGCGCTCCATGAACAACAACACCAACGCAGTCTCGCTGGGAAAAGTGATGGCCGCCGCGCTCGGCGTCCTCGTCCTTGTCGCCCTCGTCTCCGCCCGTGGCGACAAGGACGACGACGCCACAACGCAAGCCGCCACAACGTCAACCACCACCACAGCTCGCGTGAACCCGTATCGGACCATCCCCGGCGACGGCTACCACAACATGGGCGGCGCCGACGGATACGACTGGGGCACCTACACCGCCACCATCCCACCCGACTCCCCCGGCTGCACCTGGGCCATCGTCAGCGTCTCCGAGTATCGCGGCGGCGAAACACTCCGCGAAGGTGAAGCATCATCCGGCACCGTCCGCGCGAACATCCAACCCGACGGTGTTGCGTCGTGGACCGGCACCATCAACGGCGACCACCGCATCATGTTCCGCACAAGCGGCTGCGGAGCCTGGACTATGACCGAGTGAGGTCCGCAAACACAAAAAGGCGCCCTACCAGGATCTAGATCCCCTGGTAGGGCGCATCTGGGTCTTAAAAGTCCCCCAACAATCCGTCCATAAACTCCGCCGCCACCCGCGAACTCGTCCGATCCACATCCGTGTACGTGTCCACCGTGATCTGAATCGACTCATGACCCAGCTGGCGAGACACAATCGTCACCGGTGTCCCGCCCGTTAGCTGCCACGACGCATACGTGTGCCGCAAATCGTGCGGAGTAGGCCGCGGAACCAGACCAGCCTTCTCCACAGCCGGATTCCACACCCTACGCAGAAACCCCGGATACCTGACCGGTCCACCATCGGTATTGACGAAAACAAACTCGTTCGACAAGTCCAGCCGCTCCAACAGCCTGGCCGGCACATCCACCGTGCGGCGGGACCGTTTCGTCTTCGGCGGCCCCAACACATACCCGGCAGACGAGTACTTCCACGCCTGCCGCACCCTGATCGTGGACGTCTCCAAATCCACATGCTTAGGCTGCAGCGCCGACACCTCACCCCACCGCAAACCGGTCGACACCATGAACTGAACCATCATCTTCCAGTGAGGTGTCACCGCGTCGCGGAGCCTGTCGAACTCGGCGTGGGTGAGCATGCGGATCTCGTCGTCGTCCTCAGCGTTCCCACGGGGAAGCCGTCGGCCCGCCGCAGGGTTGGTGGACAAGTATCGGGGGACGGCGGCGTTCAACGCCCCCGATAGGAACCCGTATTTGTTGCGGAGAGTCTTCGGGGCGTGCCCGTTGCCGTCGCGGCCACCGGTGGTTTCCATGACCTTCACCCAGCGGGCAATGTCGTCCTCTGACAGTTTCGACAGGGGAATGTCGCCGAGGTGTGGGGTGATGTCATTGGCAAGGTACTGCTCGTACTTGTCCAACGTGTACTGCTCGACGCCGGTGAGGTGATCGATGTGGTGGCGCACCCACTCGGCAACCGTCATCCCCTTGCTTCGGCCGTCTGTCCGCCGGGGTGAGGGATCGATGCCGTACATCTCCAGAGCGCGAGCTGCTCCATGGGCTGTGACGGCAGCCGCGAATGCTTCTGCCGCTTTCGGGTCGTCAAAAGTCAGTGCCCCTTGCTTGCTTCCCCGCCCTCCGAATCGGTACTGGACCAGGTAGCAGGGCGTGCCATCGGAACGGGTCCGCTTTCTCACTGTCGGCATCAGATTGCCTCGGCCAGGGCGCGGACGGCGTTCAGATGCCCGCATCGAATCATGTCGATGGGAGACCGGCCTCCAAGGGCGGAGTGATTGGTGATCAACCACGACTCCACGGCGGGCGGATAGTAGACGCGGTTCAGCTGCTCTAGGAGATCGCCCGGGATCTCTTCACTGGGCTTCAAATCGCTACTTGTCGTGGGCAGTGTGCGCATATGTCGGGCGAACGCCTCCGCCTCGTCACGCTCGGCATCCCTAAATAGCCGCGACTCGATGCGCGCCCTGCGCTTTATTGGGTCAAACACTCGCCATTCGACTACCCACCAACGCTGCCCCGCCCCGAATGCTTCGAAGCAGACAGACTCTGCGATGGGAATCCAGTCTTTGGGCGGTTTGGCAATGCGGCGAGTGTTCTCTTGGAGTGTTACCGATTCCAGGTGGGACGCCGCCACGCAGGCCCGGTTGCAGCACATGTGGTCGATGACCATCCCCTCTGGGATGGTCGCATGGTGGGCAAGCATCCATGCGACGCGGTATGCGCCAACCAATCGCCCGTCGACACAGACTCGTCCGTACCCGTTGGCATCGATAAACCCAGTCCACTCCAGGCAGCCAGAGCTGGCGAGCCGAACTGAGGACTGAAACTTGGCCAAGAACTTCGGCTGGAAAACGGATCTGAGGTCGATTGGCCTGGGGGTTTTGCGCGCACTACTTCGATGTTTCTGGGTAGACGACGCCGCCGCTGGGCGAAATTCGGTGATGTCTAACCGTGCTGGCATTCTTTGATGTTACCAAACCCGCAGGTCAAACGGCATAAAAAAGTGGAGCTAAGGGGATTCGAACCCCTTCGTATCGTGGGGAAATGGGCGTTTACCTGCGAAAAAACACCCATGTGGTTCTGTTCCGACCTTTTTAGACCTGTAGCGACCTGGGAAAACCTGGAGCCGTGTTGTCAGTGACAACACGGACATGTGGGCTGTCTGCACCCCACCTACCCCTGTGCCCTAGCCCCCTGCTGCTACCCCACACCCACACCTCTAACCGGGATGGTGATCTGATCCGCATCTGAAACTCGGCAGGGATTCTTCGACGAACCATCCGCGGCCACCAACTCGTGGACCGCGGGTTACACCCGAGACCTGACTTGGGAGAAATAGGGGACAGCCGATCGAAGCCCCTGGCCTTCGGGTCAGGGGTTCTTTCGTGTGCATGGGGGGCTTGACACGTAACGCGGTTACGAGTAAAGTCATGGTTGTTCGAGGGAACCGCCCTCGACGGGAAGGGGAAGACCCGATGATCAGCAGCCACCGCCCGATCAAGCCGCAGACCTCGGCCTCGGTTGCCGATGTCGTGTCGTACCTCGGCTCGTTCGAGATGTTCAAGGAGGCCCCGGTTCCGAAGCCGGCCGTCCACGAGACGGAGGTGGTATGGACACCCAGCAACCACGGGTACCCGTACTTGGCCAAGTGCTCGTGCGGTTGGACGTCGCGACGGTACGCCGCGGAGCACGCGGCTAAATACATGGCGGATGACCACGTGTCAGCGTAGCGCTCATGGTGACTAAAGAGAGTGAGGCAGGTGTGCGAGGCATGAGGATTTGCAGGCACTGCGGAGTGCGTATCGAGTTGATCGAATGCGCTGACGGACACGATCGGTGGATGCACAAAGTGCAGCGCTACACCCCGCCTATCCCGCCGTCGATATACGTGGAGTGCGACCTTCCGCGTTTGGTGGCTGAGCCGTGATTCAGGTTCATTGCAAGGAGAGCGATGACTAAGCGCCTGGCCTTCGTCGTCTGGTTCATCGTCGGCGCTGTGATGCTCGCGGCGGTCCTGGTAGCCCCGTCAGCGCGTGCTGACGGGTTCTCCGGGTGCGAGCATCGGTCGGTGTCTCACCAGCTGGAGCACGGCGGTCTGAGGGCCGATTCTGACTGGCACGTGGCCCACGGGGGCCTGCCGACGTGCGATCCGGAGAAGAAACAGGATGCAAGATACGTTGGTCTGTAATACAAGGAGGACCGATGAGAACCACCAGAGAACAGCTCCCCCGCCTCTCACTAGAAGTGATTGAGGCTCTGAAAGCTGCGGGGGAGACTGAGGCGGATATCGCCCGGATGTACGGTGTGACACCACAGGCTGTTTCATGGCACGTTCACACGTACGGAGGTAAATTGACCGACCGGCAGGTTATCCGCCGCGAATACCCGTTCAAGGTGCCTGAGCCTCTTTCTCAGTGCGCGCCGCATAAACGACTGAGGGATCATGGCGAATACATCGCCACACGCGGCAAAGGCATGAAAGATTACAAGCTGAAGCGTCTCCGTTCGTTTTACCGGATGCTTCGTGAGAACAATTGGGTTGTCGAGTTCGATCCGAACATTCCGCCTATACCCGGCGTCAGCAAACGCGGGGGTTGGGCATACAGGGAGCGCCAGGAATCCGACGAAGACCTACTCATCAGAGTCAACGAATACACAACTCTGTCCGAGATCGGACGTCATCGCATCTGGCGTTTCCCGAGCGTGGAGCCCTGATAACCACTGGAGAGTGCAAGGGGGGCGGCTGCCTTCACAATCCGAAGATTAAGCCAGGACGTAAACCAGCAGCGCGACGATCATCCCCGCCACGACCGCCAGCCACACCGACCGCCACAACTCCAACTGCGGATCACTCACCAGACGACTCATCCCAATAACGGTTCACCAAACCATCGGTGACATACCCCGCCTGACCTATAGGTGTGATCACAGTCGTAGCACCCAAGTCCATGCGGTCGCCGTCGATACGTTCCAACCCGACGACCACCACATAGTGGGCCACCTGCCAACCGTCGCCCATCGCGTCCAAGCTGGCTTGGATCGCGCCGCGAACAGGATCAGACATCACGACGAACCCACGCCTTGATCACGTCCCACAGGAATCCCACCGTCACACCGTGATCGAGGAACGTACACACACGAATGTTCACGTCACACCCCCCGCACAACGCTCATGCGCTCAGGCTCAATGGACAACCGCGAATGCGCGCCGCAGCTGGTGCAGCGGCGCATCGTGTAGGTCAGCACGTTCGCCACATATCGGCGCGGAATCAACACGGTTTCACTGCCGCACCGGTTACACACCGTCAGCTTGTCCTCGCCGTCCACAAACAGCGCCGGATGATTCTTGATGTGCGGCCTCAGGAAGTCGTACAACCCCTGCGTGGCAATGACGTCACCAGCACAGTAGGCGATGAGACGTTCCCGGTCCACGGCGCTCTTCTCCGTCACGGCGCGTTCCATCGCAAACCGGTCGTAGCGATCAGTTTTCGCAGACAGCCCGACGATCTGGCAGAACGCATCCAACCCTTTGAACGGCGCCCCGGATTTGAACTCACGGCGCAACACCTTCAGCGTGTCCACCGTTTTGAACGGCGGCAGCGGCGGCAACCCAGCCTCGATGTGCAGGTCGCCTTTCAGCCACGGCACATCCGCCTCGTCGATGTAGTGCCCGACAACAATGTCAGCCTGCGACAGCAGATTATGCACGCGCCGCAGGAACCGTTTGCGGCCACCACTGTCCCATTCCGCGAGTTGAATGACCTCGGCGTCGTGGTACCACTTGGCGCACACGATCGTGGTGCGCGGCATTCGGGTCACCGTCTCGTACTGCACATACCGGTTCTTCAGGTCGCCCCTGTCCCACCAGTACTGTTCGGTGATGCCGGGGAGCCGTTCGACGTCGAGGATCAGAATCTTGTTGCGCACACCCTCGGATATGCGGACCTGACGTAGGTCGCTAGTCAGGGACATGATGGTTCCTCGCGTGGTGCCGCCACGATTGCGGATTCATGTCGGGCATGCCGTGTTTGATGAGTACTCGCAGCACGTCGGTGAACTGAACCTCACCGCGTTTGGCGGACTCCACCGCCGTGTTTATCTCTGCGCGTTCCTGTTTCGACCGGGCGCCCGCCCAGTCGCATGCGGGGCATGTGCGGGGTTGCAGGCCCGCGAGATCGGCCAGTAGTGACATTCGTGCGCCCTTCTTTCCTGGTGGTTACCGGTCGCGGCGTTTGTCGCCTTCGATTCGTTCCAGTCGTTCGGTTCGCAGCTCCTCCCGCAGTCCGCTGATGTCGCGTTGGACCTGTTTGAAGCCGTCGCGCACCAGATCGCGTATCTCGTCGAGGTCGTCACGCATGTTGGTGTCGTGGGTGTTGACGGTCTGCTCGTGAATCTCATAGGTTTTCGCGTCGATCTGGCGTGCGCGCTCCCGGCCTTTGCGCTGCCCCCGAACGGTGAGTACGCCGACGATCCCTGTTCCGATGGCGGCGATGGTGGAGGGCAGTCCGATGATGAGCAGTCCTATCAGGTCGATACCGTCGTCAGGCTGGTACGCCGCGTTCACCGCTTCGCGCACCGATTCCCAGATCATGCGGTGGTGACCGCTCTAGTGGCCGACGCCGTTCCGGGGTTTCCGCGGCGTTCGGCGCCGATCGACATCAGCAGTGATACGACGGCCGCGCCGCCGGACACGGACAGCACCGATATCCAGTCGGTGGTCATCAGGTCGACTGCCCCGGCGCCGAGGGTGGCGATCGCGGTTTGGGCGAATGTGCGTATGGCACGCTCGGCGGCGTCGATCCAGAATGAACGTGTCAGCATGGGTGCCTCCTATGTGCGTAGGTAGTCGATGGCGGGCTGGGGGTTGTAGTCCACGTGCGGGCCGGTGCGTTTCGCGAAGAACATGCCGGCGTCGAGGATCGCCCGGGTGATCGCGATCGTTTCCGGCAGCGGGGCTTGCGCGAGTTCGATCACTTGGGCCAGCAGTGAATCGGGGCCGGTGAACAGGTCGAGGTCGCGCACGATCTGCCAGATGGCGTTTCGGACCTCTTGTGTGTCGCCGGGTTCGGTGCAGGCGTACAGGTCGCCTTGGTGGGCGTAGTCGCGCCACCAGTCGGGGGTGTTGCGCATGCCGTTGGAGGACACGCCCTGGGTGTTGGATGGGGCCATTGGGGAGCCGCCGTGATCAGCCCACACGTGTCCGAGTTCGCGGTTCGGGTTGCCCCACGTGACCGCTTTACGCACATGGGGTTTCATCCATCGCAGGGAGCCGTCTTCCGGTGCGATGTGGTTCATCCACAGCTCCGAGAGGACCACCGCGCCTTGCGAATAGCCCGCCATTGCGGTCCCGTGGGTTTCGATGCGTTCGCGCCACCGGTTGGCCTGGTTGTGCGCCTCGGTGATTCCTGCGGTGATGGATCGGCCCATCGGGAACGATGCGGCGGGGTATCCGATGGGTTGCCACAGGTATTGGTCTTCGACGGCGCGTGCGGTGTCGGCGTCGGGGCCGACCCACCAGGGCACGCCGGTGCCGCACACGGTGAACAGGACTGGCCGGGTGTCGATGACGGGCCGGGATAGATACCCCATGACGTACTTGGTTTCGGCCCCTACAATCCCCGGGATGTAGAGCCCGTCGCGCAGCTGCCCAGCCGTGTTGTACCGGGATTGCATCTCGGCGACGACCGCGGCCATGGCCTCGTCGTAGAACTCGGTGTCGGCCAGCGTCGCGGCGTAGGAGAACTTGCGCCGCATGAACGCTTTGATCTTGCGGATCTCGTCGGATCTGTCCCCTGGTCCGAGGCCGACATATTGGCCGTCGATGCGCATCAGTGGCCCAACAGTTCTGCTACCGCGTCCACGAGGGTTTTTCCGCCGAGCTGCGGCCAGCCAGTGAGGGTGTATCCGCGCAGTTGCCGCAGAATCTCGACGAGGATTTCGCGGTCACTCCAGTCGTCCGGGAAGCGTTTCACCTTGGGCGGTTCAGGCTCGGTCTTGCCACCGTTGGCCCAGTGGTTGACCCGTTCGGCGAAGTAGTCCCACGGGAACCAGTCTCCGACGTCGGTGTGAGTGCCCCACTTGAACACGTCGGTCACCCACCGGTGGTCCGAGATGCCAGGTCGCCCATTCGTATACGGCGGTGGCACCACGAGCGGGGTGAAGCCGTACTTCTTCGCGTCCTGCACCGCGAGGTATGCTGCGACGTCGATTGCGTTGGACTGCTTCATCCACTGATCCCGCATCCAGGATGCTCGCGACCCCGCGAAGCACAGGTTGATGCTGATGCTGTTGGCGTTGCCCACAGACCAGGCGGCGCGGTCAGTGTCGACGCAATCGACCACCGTCACACCACCATCGGACGCTTGGGAGATCGTGTAGTGGTACGAGACGCCGTTGCCGTTCTGGAACCACTTCGCCAGGTTCTCGGCGGCAGCGTCCCCGCCGCCGCCTTCTTGGGTGTGGATCAGGAACATGGTTGGCTTGCCGCTGCGGGCGCTGTTGTTGTTCGACCAGATCGGAAACTCGTTGAAGTCGGGGCGTGGTTCGTCGGGCACGGCGGTACCTCCATCGGCGGGCCAGTACTTGTCGAGGTATGGGGTGACGGTGGCGATGCGTGACTTGATTTCGGTGAGGTAGGCGCGGCGGCCGTTGGCGTACCAGTAGTCAGCGCTGGGCCAGTTGGGGGCCTGCTGCATCCAGCAGATGTTCAGCCATATATCGGTGCTGGCACCGGGTTTGGCGCGCCACACGTCGAGCTTGTCGAAGAAGCCTTTGATTTGGGCTGCGGCACCGTCGAAGCGGTGTGGGTAGGAGCCGTCCTGCTGGGCAATGCCGTAGGTGGTGTGGGTCGGGTCCCAGATGGTGTCGTTCCAGCCGGACTCTTGGTAGAAGGTGGACATGATCGCCAGGCATTCGCTGCGGGTGTAGCCGCGCGCCTTGGCTTCGGCGATGGTGATTTGGGCGACTTGATCTTTCGTGGTCACCGTTTGCTCCCGAGGATTCCGCCGAGGACGGGGATGGAGCGCAGCGCGCCGTCGATGATGTCCACGACTTGCGCTGGAAGGTTGGTCAGGTCGGGGAGTTTCGCGACGATCTGGTCGTCCAAGTTGGACAGGTCGGGCAGGTTCTCGGCGATCCTGTCGGCGATGCGGTCGGCGATCCTGTCGGCGAGCGGTCCGAACAGTTTGAGCAGGATGATTCCGAGACGGTCCATGTCCGGGGTTCCTTTCGGGGCATAGAAAAACCCCGCGCACCAAGTGGGTGGCGGGGCTTCTTCTGGGGTGGGTTTAGAAGTAGAACAGGGTGTCGCGTTCGATGAAGAAGTCGATGGCGGGGTTGCCTGTGGCGAACATCCAGGACAGGACACTGGTGAGTGCGATGCCTCCGAGGAGTCCGGTTCCGAGAGCCCCGGCTATGCGTTTCACAGTGGGCTTGGTCACGGCAGCCTCCTGACCGTGACGCGGGACGTGTCGATCAGGTGCCTGCGACCTTGGTCGTCAGCGACAGTCAGGACGGTTCCTGTGGTGAAGAGGACTGTTGCGTTCCAGCCGGCGGGGCCGCGGGATTGAACGTGGATCTTCATGGCGGGTCACCAGGTGTCGGTGGTTTCGACGTGGTGGCGGCCGCCGCCGCAGTGGCGCACGCACTTGTATATGTGTTTGGTGCCGTCCATCTTGGGTGTGCCGTCGGCGTGGGTGGCGTATGTCCAGTCGGCTCCTGCGCCGCCGCTGCCGGTGGCGCATGCGTGCTTGTAGATCTGCCCGTGGCCGGTGCCGTGATTCGCGCAGTGGGCGGGTGCGGCATCAGCGACTGCGGGTATTCCGAGGGCGAGTGCGGCGATTGCGAAGACAGTCGCGGTGGTGGTGCGTAGCATTGGTGGGCCTCCTGTTGGGGGTGGGCCGTCCGGCGGGGTTGGTTTCTCAGGCCTATCGCCCCGCCGGGCGGTGTCTTTCTGCCTCAGACTGTATAGCCGGTTACACACCTTGTCAACTGCGTATAACGTGCTACTCTTCCGGTGTGAACATCGCGGATCGACTCGACGAGAACCACGTCAAGCGAAAGAAGAACGCCGCCGAATTGTCGGCATTGACAGAAGAGATGTTCGCGCTCATCAGGCAGGCGTACGCCGACGGGATGCCCGCGCCAGAAGTTGCCCGTCGAGCCGGCATTACGCGTGGGCGCGTTTACCAGATCATCAGGGCCGAGTGAGCTTGACCTACACCCACTCAATCTTGTTGTAGCCATCACCGCCACTCCCGGCATCCGTTCCCGTGCCGCTACCGCCACGAGATCCGTTGCCGCCGTTCCCGGCTGGGCCGCTACTAGAGCCAGCACTCGCCGAGTTAAAGGTGTTGTCGTTGGAGCGCATGCCGCCGGCCCCGCCACCGCCCGCGCCTGCACCGTTTGAGCGGCTCTGCCCATTGGTGGGGCTGCTGCCGCCATTGCCGCCGTTGCCGCCGTTGTATGTGGAGGCCGACGCACCGGAAGCTGAAGCCGTGCCGCCGGAACCGCCGTCGCCGCTGCCGCTGGTGCTGGTGCCCCGTGCGCCAGCCTTACCTCCACCGGCGATCAAACTCACGTCACCGGAAATGAAGAGCGAATCTCCGCCGTCCGTTCCGTCGCTGCCGTTGCTCGAAGGGAAAGCCCTTGAGCCACCGGCTCCCCCGGTGCCGCGGGTGATGGTGTACGTCTCCCCTAGCGATGACCGCGGAATCCAAGTGCGGTCGATGTAGGCGCCACCACCGCCACCACCGCCGCCGTAGCGGTATCCAGAGTTCGATCGCCTGCCTGAGCCGCCACCGCCGCCTGCGCCGCCAAGGGTGACCCAGCATCCGGACGCCCCTGCGGGTACAGGCTCGTCGGTAAGGTTGATGTTCTCCAACGTGAACGGCTCGAACGTGGGCCACAGTTTGTCGAAGCTCGACCCGTTCCAGACGTACAGCTCGGGGTCGACGAACGCCGACCCGTCCCACACTTTGAACGCGGTGGGGTCAACGAACGCCGAACCGTTCCAAACTTTCACGGCACCACCACGTACAACACACCCGCCGTGCCGGTACCAGGAAGGGTGGTGCCCATCCACATCCCGGACGCGCTGCCGGATTTCTGCACCGACGAATCCGCTTTACCCAGTGAGGTTTGCACATCCGAAGCCAGCTTCGATTTCGCAATCGCCGCGCCGGTATTGATCTTCGCGTTGGTGATCGCACCGTCCTGAATCTTGGCCAGGGTCACCGAGTTGTCCAAGGGTGTCCGCTGGTCCGACAGGCGCGAATCATTACCAACACACACCGTGGAACCACTACTACCCACGGGGATGCGACTAATGCTCAGCGTGCCCGACACCACATCGGAAGCATCCACCTGAACATCCAACTCGTTGGTCGCGTAGTAGTCGACGATCCCGTGGATCTTGTTGTCCAACTCCGGCTGCAAAGCCTCCAGGGCTGCATCGTTATCCGCCGCGCCAGCAATAGCCGCGCCAGTAGAGGTGACATCGGTAACATCGGCCAAAACGTGGTCGTGGGCGAGGTCGGCCTTATCGTCCAGCCCCTCATGCGCCCCTTCGATACCGTCCTCGATGTGGTTGAGACGGTCCGCCGACAACGGGGTGTTCGTCGAGGGAACGTTCTCCCACGACTGCTTCGAATAAGCCATACCAAACCCCCTCCTAAGGTTGCGCCCGCAAACCCCTCGGCACCAGGCACGAATAACCGTCACCCGGAAGCACCGCGAGGGCGGTGTTGATCATTTCGGTGATCGCCGAAGACCGATCCAACACGGTCGCCGGGGGCCGCCCCTCGGCGGTGACCTCCCACCCGCCGACCACGCGGGCGGCCTGCACAATCAACGTGCCGTCACGGTCAAACAAGCCCATCATGTCGTTGCCGAACGCGACGATCTGATGATCAGTTTTGATGTTCAAAACAGTTCCCCTATCCAGGATTTCAGGCGACTACGCGGGGCGTCACGGAGATGCTCGCCCCCGAACCGGACACCTCCACGTCACCGTCGTCGAAAGCTTCCGAACCGACGAACGTGCCCGACGAGCTGGCCGACCAGATGCCGCCCTCCACGTAGGTGCCTGCCGCCACGAAGATTTCAACCTCGTCGCCGGTGTTGGTGCCCGTGGAGCCCGACGTCCACGACGTCTGCTCCCGCGCATATCCACCACCCGTGGCTTCATTCGCCCCTGTGGTGCCAGCAGCTCCGGTATGCACACTGATCCAGTCACCGAGACCGGCGATGGCGTCCGACGCTGCCTTGTGAGTTGCATTGGGAATGCCCATGATTGTTTCCTTTCGAGTTATACGGGATTGAGCGGGACCGCCATGGCGGCCCATGTGCCAGACGAGCTTGTCGCCGTGAAGATCGTGGCCGTCGTCGCGTCGCTGATGGTCAGGATCGGGAACAGGCCCGAACCCGAGAATCGGTTCGTTCCGCCAGAGGGTGTAAACGTCCGGTTCCCAATGTTGGCGAACGAAACGACTACCCGGCCACCGTCTCCAGGCGCGGACGCCGACAGGCTCGCCGAACCACTGTTTCCGTATGACTTCTGCACAGTGCCGGTGGTGGTCGCGTTCAGATACGAGGCCGCGACAGCGCCCACCCACCCGAAGCCGGTGGGCTTGTTGACCGTCACCTGTTTCGACCCGCCAGCAACACCATGAATGACATACAAGTGTTGGGAACCACTGCCAGCGTTATTGTTTAGAGCCTGGCTGCCGATAAGCGTCATCGCTGATCCGTCGTAGGTGACGGAAGCGATCGTGTCGCTGCCCTGTACAACCAGTGACACCAGTACCGACGCTCCGGCGGTGGCCGTGTGGTTGAACGAGAACGTCGACGTCGCTTGCTGGGACATGGTTACCGCGTCGAACGCCACCGGGTCAACACCGTCATTACCCACGGCGTCCATACCGATTTCCGGGGTCAACGTCAGCTCGAACTCGCGGTAATACCGCTCCGCGCCGGACATTCCAACCTGCGGGGACAGTTCGATCCCGAAGCCCTTCGTGAACCCGAGTGCGGTACCCATGCCGACCTGCGGGTCCAGTTCGATACCGAACGACCGCGCAAACTTCGGCGCGGCCTCGAACCCCAGGCTCGGCGTGAACGACAACCCGAAACCGGGGGTCTGCGCGCGCGGCGTCGGGAACAGCGACACCGACGGATACAAATCCTCGGACGGAAACACCGGCTCGAACGCCGCAGGCCCACGAATCGCGATATACGGCGCGAACACCAGACCGAACGACGCCTTGCTGTGGCTGGCCGCCCCCATCCCCAGCGAAACCGGCACCGACAAACCGAAACTCGCACGGTTGTGCGCCACGGCGGACATGCCGATCTCGGGGGTGAGGGTGACGCCGAACTCTTGTTTCGGCCCGCCGTAGTGGAATCCCACCTCGGGGGTGAGGGTGACGCCGAATGAGACGTGGGACTCAGCCCACCAGCCAACAGCCACGCTTATCCCCCAATCTGCAAGTTCACCGCCATGCCAGCCCACCTGTTCGGCTGCGCCGATGTAGCGCTCACCGTCCCCGTCCTCGTGGTTGTGTTGACACACAGGGGCGGGGCGATCCCCGACTGCTCCGCGCGCAAGCGCGCCCCCAGAATCGTTGTCAGCTTGTGCGACGACACCCCCCCGGCCCCAGCCGAGAACGCCTGCAGCGTCACCCCGCTCGGTACCGTCACCGACTGGCTGTGCGCGGTGCCGTTGCCGTGCGCGAACGTGGGGGTTCCCACCGACACAACATCATTGAACGAAATGGCATACGCACTCACCCAGCCCGGGCCGGTGGCCTTCATCTGGCGAGCAACGCCGGAGCCTGCGTTCTCCATGCGGAAAATCGCCAGGCCCCCATTCGCCGGATCGCCATTGTGCGAAACGGACCCGAGAAGTACACCGCCGGCGCCGCCATACGTGGCCGACGGTGCTGAGCCCGCGCGGTCCCACGCCACCACCGCGAACACCGTGGCCCCCTCGGAGGCCTTGAAGTTCACAGTGGCGCTACCGACACCAGCCCCAGCCCCCGACACTGCATCGAACCCAATATCCACCGGCTCCGGCGGCACCGGCCAGTTTTGGTCATTCGTAATCGTTCCGGGATACAGATACTCCGCCACCCGCACCCAAATTCGGGTATAGCCCGCGGCCGGGGGGTTGGAGGTATTCGAGTTCTCGTGCAGCGTGAATGTCGCACCCGAGTCCCGCTCAAAGAAAATCGTAGACGACCAGCCACCCGAAAAAAGTCCCGGATGCCCGAACCACGTTCCGAACGACTCTATCCCGTACCCGTAGTAATACTCGGAAGGAATGTAGAACCCGTTCGCGTACGGGTCCCACCCCGTGGAGTGCTTCCAGAACGTTGACAGCCACGCGTCATACGACTCGGGCGACAGGCCCATCGCGTTGTCCCGCAACGCCTCCGCGAACTTCGTGTAGTCGTTGATGTTCGTCGCCAGCGCCCCGGCAGCGTCGAGGAAGTTCGGGTTGAACGTGTCAGCGATCGACGCTGGGGGTGGAACTGGACCGATCGGCGGCCATGACGTTTCCGTAAGCCCAAGAGGGTCTATGATGTCTTCTTTGAAGATCTGCTTGATCGGCCGATGGGCCGGGTCAACAATCTCTAGAACCATCCCGATCAGCGCAAAGTTGGAGTTCGTATACAGGTAGTCGGTGCCGGGATAGAAATTTGACGGCCCTTTCATAGAGCCCAGGAAGTCCTTCGCGCCCGTCCATGGCCACGTCGGAAACAGCGTGATCCAGAGCGCGTTGATACCCGCCGTATACTCCGCGATACCCGACCGCATGGACAGCATGTGCCCCATCGTGATCGCGGTACCGTTCGGAATCCCCGGAACGTACTGCTCCAGAGTGTCATCCAGCGTGATGAGGCCTTTGTCGACGGCCTGGAAAAACGCAATCGCGGTGAACATCTTCGTGGAGGAACCCATGCGGAAGTGGTCATCCAACGTCAACGGGCGAACCGTGCCGCCCACGGTGGTGCCATACGCCTTCGCATAGTTCCCGCGCGGACCAGTGATCTGCAACATCACCCCCGGCTGGCCGGTCTCCGCGCGGGACTCCTCCACAATCAAATCCACCATCGCCTGGTCCTCCGGCGACAACAAATCACCCGCAGTGTGCGCTGGAGTGGTGAACTCGTAGGTATCCGACGGGTCCGACAACCAGCCGGCGTTGTCCACCGTCTTCACATAGAACTCGTACGTGGTGTTCGACTTCAAACCGTTTGTCCCATACGGCGGCAACACCGGGTCGGGATTCAACTGAACGAAATCGCCTGAAGCGTCCTTCTCTTTCGCGTAAACGAAATACCCTTTGATTGTCATACGTCTGTTGCTCCAGACCACGTAATCGTGATAGTGCTGAAAGTTGAATCGACCAGCTCCACCAACGTGGGGGGCGTCGGGGGCGTCAAATCCGGGTCAGGGTCAGGCAGCGGGTCGGGCCGGAAGAACACCCAGCCGCCACCAGGAGCGCCATTGCCGCCGGACTGAAAGGCCGCCAACGAGCCCTTGCCGCCGTTACCGGCACCACCAGCCGGCGCACCGTGGCCGCCCATGACCTTCTGGTCAACGCCGCCCACATAGTCCTGCTCGTTGAACGTGAACGTGCCCGGGCCTCGGCCAACAGGTTTCGACAAAAACCCTTCAGTGGTGCCCGCCGCGCCGCCCTCGGCGACAATGGAATACGTGTCACCCCCGGGCGTGGAGATAGACAACGTGGTGTTACCGCCGGCCGCGCCGTCACCAGGACCGCCCACGCCGCCAGCGCCCGGGTCGAGGGTGATGATGGCGTTGTCGCCGAAATGCTCACCGCGCACCCATGTGGTGGCGTTGAACTTCCCAGGCTGACCGGCCTGACCGTTGATGCCCAATGCCCAGCCTTGTGCACCACCACCACCAGCGCCCACCGCAACCGGGTCGATGTAGTTCACCCAGTTCGGAACCGGGAACACCGTGGCCGCGGTGCCAAGGTAGACCTTCAACGGATCGTGATGGTCACCGCCGGAACCTGTATCCACGGCGATACTCACCCACGGCACATCGCCCGAGCGGGTCACCGACGCCTTCGCAATCGACGACGGCGGGCTATCCGGCGACGTGTTGTTTCTGGTGGCCGCCAGCGACACAATCTGCGACGTCGGATGATTCGGCAAGTCCGCCACGCGGCCACGCACATAATGCGTACCGCCCACCGGGACAAGCTCATAGGCGTACGCCTCAGACGCCACCACGGGAACCGGGTCATCCAGCTCGTAGGAGATGAACTCCCCGGGGGCGGCCGTGCCGCCCAAAAGCCCCACGATGTTCGGGGAATGGTGCACCAGCGTCCAGTCGCCCGACGCCAAGTCGACCTTCCAGATGTTGACATAGAACTCGGTGATCCCTGAAAGGCCGTAGCCGATCCACGACACCACGCCAAGCGGCATCGACTCTTCAATCAAGTCAACACCGATGAGCGAATTGCTCTGCGTGGCCTCCAGCCACGTCGTGACGTTCGACAGCGGGAAGTTGGACCGCTCCGACGGCAACAAACCACTATCGACGGGCTTGTTGGTCCTGATGCCAAGGATGTCCCACGAGAACAACCCCAAGCTGGCGCGCGAGGCGATCTCCTGCAACACGTTGAACAGGTCGGCGATGCCAGCACCAATACCCGGAAGTCCTACCAGGCCACCGACAATGCTGTTGACGATGTTCTCGATGGTTTCCCGCAGATTCTCCGGGCCGAGCATGCCCGCGATTGACTCCGGGGAGATGTTGCGCAAAGCGTCGAACAAATCCTCCAGCGTGTTCTCAACGGTCTGCACGCCGCCGCGGATCGCCGACACCACCGTGTCAATCGTCAACTGCACCCGCGCCAACAAGGTTTGCAGAATCTCCGGAAGACCCTCGACCCACGACTGCTGAATAACGCCGGTCTGCTTGACCTCGGCGTCATCCCACCAGAACGTGCCCGCAGCGGCGTCTTCGGTCACCACGAACCGGGTCTGCACACCAGTCACCCCAGCGGGCACCCGATACTCCCCCGACAGCTCCTTACCGGGCCACGCCAAGTTCGCGTCCTGGGGGGCGTACGCGTTCAAATCCACAGGGGCCTGTGCAACGCCGTCGATGTACGGCACCAGCTGCAACCGAATCGGCGCGCCCGTACCCACATAATCGTCGTGAGACACGAACACCCGGGCAGTGATTGTCTGCCCTTCGCTCACCGCGAAGAAATCGCCAACATTCTGCCCCGACCGCAGCGCCTTCAACGTGCCATCGGCAATAACTTTCGCCGCGCCAGTACCATCCCCGCTGCGAGAATGCGACGGGTCCACAACCCAATCCGCGTTATCCCCCACCGACCCCTCAGGAAACTTCGGGGCAGGAAGAATGTTCGGTGCTTGGTTTGATATGCCACCGATCGGCAGAATCGTCAACAAACTGGGCAGCAAATTGCGCAGCGGCGCAAGGATGATGTTCACCAACTGCGCCGCAGCCTGAAGCGGGTTGAAACTCGGATCGTTGAAGTCGATCGACTGGAAGAAGTTGCGGATGTTACCGAAGAACTGCGTCAGCTCCTCAATCCCACCACCCACAAGGCCGGTGATCGCTTCAATAATGTCCCCGAGAATGGGGATGTTCAAAGCCCAATCACGCAACTGGTCGAACGACGCCTCACCAGGGATGAACACCCCAGCGACCGCGCGCACCACCCACGCCAAAAACTGCTCGATGAACTGCTCACCAATCTCAAGCAGCTGCTGAACAGTGAACGGACGCTGCCACTGCAACGCCGACTGTTCCGGGTGAATACCCGGCTCAGACGGCACCGCATGCGCCCACTCCGGCAACGGATCAAACGATGACGTCATGACAGCGGCCAAACCTCAACCGAAAACATCGACGTAGAAGCAGAAGTCGTGTACGTCACCGACCCCGCCTGACGTTCACACCGGAAATAGATCGTCGCCGGTGTACCGGCCGCCACACGGTCAAACCCATCCGATGAGCCCGCCGCAGGTCCCGAAACAAGCGTCAGCCGCTCCGATTGCGCCACACCGGGGCACCGGCCGATCACGTTGCCGCCAGTCTCACCGTTCAACCGGGCCACCAAATCAACCCGAACATCCGCACCCTCACCGGTGACCACCGTGTACCCCTGCACACGCGGCCGCCAATCAAACGGCTGCGCCGGGATCGACACCTGAGCCAAAGTCGAGTTCGCGTTACCCGATGCAGTGTTGTTGATCGACGCCGGAACATACCGGTCCCCCACACGCTGCGCCGCCAGCACAAACCCATCAGCAGTCGAATTCACCACCGGCACCTGACCCGCAACCGGCGATGGATCAACATCCGTCGGGTCCCACACCGCCTCACCATCCGCGCCCTTCGCGCCGGCGTGCAGCGCCAGGTTCAACCGGTACACACCCGGCGTGGATGTTCCAGGTGGCGTGATCTCAGTGAGCGACGCCTCCGCCGGGGTTGGATCGTCCGGGTCCAGCTCCGTCAGATTCACCGTCGTATCGAACGTGGCCGGCACACCCGGATCGCCCTTCTCGATCGCGGGCACACCAACACCGATACCGCCCTGCGGACGCAACTGGAGGATCGCCGCACCCGCCGTAGGATCGACAGGAATCTCCACGATCCCCTCAAACAAATAGTGAGTCCCAGCAGGATTCAAAGGCCACGACATAAGGCACGCTCCATTCACATTGGGCGAGTTACAGAAAGAAAGGACGACCGCTGCTTATCCCTGAGGTGACAGCGTGAGGACCGACAACGTTTCAAAAATCCCCGTGATGAACCGCTGATGCTTCGCCAACGGGGCCTCCGACTTGCGTCCATCCCCCAACTGCGCGATCACCTTCCGCTCATCCTGGGAAACCCGCCACATGACGTTTTCGATGTAGTCAGTCACCATTCGGGTACGTGACATGAACACCAGCGACATCAGGCCGCCGCGAAAAACGTCCCGACCCAACGCATACTGGGCACCGTTGCGGAACTGCACCGTCGCCGTCGTCTTGCCCTGCGAATCAAACAAGGCGTTGATGAATGCGAACACCGTTTCGATGTTGTACGGCGCTGATGCTGTCGGATAGAACCGCTCGATCGCCGGATGGTACGGGCCAACTTCGTCACGGCGGTCGTAATGCTGAATCAACTGGAACGCCAGGAAGCTGTTGTTCAGGAACCCCGACAGCAGATCGGACGGTATGCCGGTGAATCCAACAACGATCATCAGCGAGTCGATCAGCCATGCGAAGGTGGCATTCATCAAGTCGTTCAACCACTTTGGGCTACGGCCACCAATAATGTGCTGCCAACCCTCAGGTGTGTGGTCAGTGATCGTGCACGCATCGATGCCGGTGTCCTCACCCGGCTCGGGGGCCACGAAATAGGCGTATGGCTGCTCGAAATCCACACCCACCGCGGGCGCATAGAACACGCCGTCCATGCCGGGAACCTGCTTGATGACAGGTTTGAAGATGTCCCCCAGCGACCCGCCAAGGTCAATCGTGGTGCGCAGCACCGAATCGAGCACGGTTTTCGTCGGACCAGTAATCTGCGACCGGTCCACTGTGGAAAACACGTAGGTAGGCTGGTCCAGGTTCGCCCACCTGTCAGGCTGCGGATCACCTGGAAGCCACAAATCCATGCGGGTATCCACACCGTACGACTGGGTAACGTCCTTGATGACGGCCTGAACGGTTTCCATCCGCACTGTGCGAGCCACCATCGGCGACGTGTCCAGCAGTGGATTGGTGCGTGACACATACACCGGGGTTCGCAGCATGCGGGTGAACGCCTGGACCGACAGCCCGTCCCGCGACAGGGCTTGCAGAACGGTGCCGAACCATGCCCGGATATCCGGGTTCAACGACAGGCCGTTGTTGATGAACTCCAGCCACCCGGACTGCAACCGCAGAGCGCATTCTGCGACCATGTTCTCCACGACGGTTTGCAGCGCCCACACGAAGATCGCGTGCGAGAACGGCTGTGCCTGAATCGGCAGCCACCACGACGGCCAAATCACGTAGTAATTGAGGATGTCGCGGATACCGCGCAGTTCAGCGGTGCCGGTCCATGCGCTGTCGCGGTACTCGTAGGTGTGGTTCTTCGTGTAGAACGCATACCGCAAACCCGCGGTCTCGACGATGACACCGACCATCGTCTTTTTGCAGTCCATGAACAAAGGGATGAGAGGGCTGTTCCCTTTGAGGACGATCCGGCCGGTTTCAACATCGTTGCGCGGGTCAGCACCCGACGCCTCGATCAGGTCGCCACCGACAGCGCCCATCGGCTGCCAAAACTTGTCGCACACCGTGAACCGGAACGACGTGTCTACCTTCGATTTGCGTTCCGTCAACGCCCGCGCGGTTCGTGCGATCCTGTTCGGGTCGCCGGACTGGAGGGCGGATTGCCATGCGGCTGTTTCGCGTTCAAACTTCGACAACCGTCATCCCCTCCTTTCCTGGTTCACAGGCGCCCACAAATTCACCCCTCACCGAGGTATCGGCCGGGGCTTGCCACTCCAGTGGCTACATCGGGTAGCGGCGCAACGGAGTCCCCGAAAGAATCACCTTCGAGTCAGCGTTGCCACCAACAATTTCTGTCTTCACAAAGAACTGCTGCGCCGGTTCGCCAGGTGACTTCGCGGGGATCGCCGCGTTCTCACTGAACCGGCCCGACAGGTACTTATAGAAATTGCCCTGCGGGGGAACAATCCCGAACAGCGACCCAATCTGGTCGGTGAACGCGTTCCGCTCCGAGAAGAACGACAACAACGACTTCACCGCCTGCTGGAAAATGTTCAACTCCTGCGGCGACGGCGGCACCGACGTCAAATCCTGCACCAACGTCGTCTGTGAGCGCGGGTCGGTACGTAGGAACACAATCTGATTGGGCAGCAGCGGACCAAACTCCACATACTCATCCGCGCCGGGACCGTCATACAACCGGAACGTGCCCGGGCCAAACAAGGTCGCGTCCCAATACATCGGCTGGTCACCAACATTGACCATCGACACAAACCCCGACTGCGTGACATTCGCATTGTCGCCAGCCGACACTTTCCGCACCGGAGCTGGTGTCGCCTGCGTGATCAACGCGCCACCGGCCTGCATACCAAACCCGATTCCCCGATAATCCGGGCCGAGCTCGCTACCAGTGCCGGTTTCCTTGTGCGACAAGATCGGCAACCCATTGCGCAACACTTTGAACATGCGCGGATCGCCCTCATACCCGGCAACCAGGGTGAACTTCTCCCCAATCAGCGGGGCCACCAGAAGCGGCCGCTGAAACATCACCGTCTGCGAGAAGTTGTTGAACCTCGACAGCTTGATCCAGTTGCCCTGCACCCGCATGCGGATGCCATTACCGTCCCAGTCTCCGTTGCTGTCGCGGCCCATGCGAGCCCACAGGTCGTTCGCCCCACTATCCGGCAGGCTCCACTCTTGGAACCCGCCGAGCACCATCGACACCACTTGGTTGTCGGTGTCGGTGTCGAAGTCTTTGTACGGCCCGCACACCACCTCGCGGGTATCCGTTGTCAGCGGGTCGTCCGGGTCGTCCCGCCACCTCGCCTGGTCACCATTGGCGTAGACGTACCCGCCGCCGTCACCCTCGTAGTACAGCGGCCAGTCCGCGCCGAGGTCCTGCGTGCCCGACGTGTCATAGTTGAACGTGTCGGTCATCGACTCATACTCGAACTGGAAACTCGCCGCGTAGTCGTAGGTACGCCAGAACCCCGAATCGGCCCGCAGGCGCAAACTTTCACGCTGCCGCTTGCCGATCTCCAGCGGTGCTTGCGGCGCGCCCTGGAACCACCTGACCGGCGCCCACCAGTGCCCCATGTCGTGGGTGAGGAAGTTCAACGTCGATTCCTGCTTCGCGTCGATCGACGCGACCAGATCGCGGTAGACCCTGCGCGTCCACTTCGGCGACCGGCCACGGCATTCCACCCCCACCTCAACCTCAATCGGGTCGTAGAGCGCATCAATATTGGTGATTCCGTCCTCGGTGGCGCCCTTCTGGTCGATGTGCTTCCACGGCGGGATCAACCCCTTGAGTGATGTGAGGTGCACCATCTCCGGGGCTACAACCCGGTCAGGGACCGCCATCCCGCCCATCATGTGGAAAGTGATCGACTCGTCGTAGGCGTCGAGCCACATCATCGGCTTTTCACCCTTGGCGAGGTCATACCATCCGTGCGGGGTTACACCAGTGGCGGGGTAATGCTTCTTAGCCATTTACCCTCCCGGCATGACGTACTGGTTTTGCAGGTGATACGCGATGTCGCGGCCTGTACCGTCTTCGGTGGCGCGCTGGTTGTTGACCGTGATGTTCGTGTCGCCACCCTGGTTGACTTGGGTTTGACCCTGGCCTGTGGCTTGCGGATCAATGTCCTTGCGCTGCTGGGATGCTTGGCCGGCCAGGTTCGGCAACGCCGGGGCCGCACCAGCAATCCCCCCGGCAATGCGGGTGATCCAGTTGTTGTTCGCCAAATCCGAACCACCCGTAGGCAAGAACGTTTCCATCAACCCTTGGGCGCCGATCGCGGCGACCTGACCGCCGTACTCGATGGCACGGTTGATCAGCTTCACCCCAGTCTGCGCGGCCTGACCCGCACCCGGGGCCATCGCATCCAGCGCCATACCACCGGCCTGCACCGCCATGCCAAGCGCACCACCACCGTCCATGCCGATACCACCGGAACCAGACCCGGCATACGGTGCGACGTTCGCCCCGATGTTGGTGGTGTTCGTCGGCCCGCCAGTGAACAGGCCTTGCGGTGCACCAGCGGCCATCGGGCCGCCACCGCCACCCGTGGTGGGCAGCGGCGCCGGATTCGTCGCCCACGCACCCGACGACACCGGAGCCGGCGGGTTATTCAACGCAGGGTTGGTGTTCTGCGGGCTGTACAACCCCGGCGCACCCGCCGCCGCCGCCGACCCGCCAGGAACCGACGTCACCGGACGGTAATACCGCGACGTCAACGATGGATCGTCAGCACCCTGCGACCCTCCGAGCCCCCGCTGAGCTGCGGCAGAATCGCTACCCCAGTTAAACGGCGTCCCGCCAGGCAGCGTCGCCTGCATGTGACCACTGTTGAACGCGACCCGGAAGTCGCCAGGCCCACCTGACCCCGGTACAAACCCTCGGGACTGCAACCATTGATCAGCGTTATGTGTGGAAAGTGACCTACCCTCGGTGGACCTGCCATCGAGAATATTGACCAGATCCTCAACAGCGCTGGAGCAGTCGCCCAATCCTTTTGTGAGGTCGGCTGCTTGGACTTGCGCGTACCGGCCCGCCGGAACGTTGGCGAGTAGCGCCGCGTCACCGGGATAGGCACCGATCGGCGTCATCGACACACCGGCCGCACCGGCCGACGGGTAGGAACCCCGGTCATACTGGTTGTTCTGGTACTGCGGCCCGAACACACCCTGCGCGCCGAGCACACCCATCAACCCGTGCCCACCCTGCGTCGGGCTATACGCCGAAATGGCCTGCAACTGCCCCAACAACGGTGCCGCCGCGAGATTCGCCACGAACTTCGTGATGTTCTCCGCGATCCCCGCCAAACCCTTCGAGATACCGAAATCCTGATCAAGCTGGGCACCGATCTGCCCCAAATCCTTGACATGCTTATCGGTTTGCTTCGTCAGCTTCTCGTACTGATTCGCGCGGGCATCACTCATGCGCATCTCGGCGGCCTGAAGGTCGCGTTCAGCTTCGATCACATCGTTGCGGGCCTTGAGGCGGTCCTGCTCGGTGGCTTCGGTGGACTGCTCCAATTGGGCGGCGCGGGCACGCTTCTCCGCCAGTTTGTGACGCGCATCCAGATACGACGACTCAGCGGAGAACACGGCCGCGTCGGGTGGCATACCAGCAATCCCCGGCGGCAGCGTCGTGTCATACGGCAACACAGGCGCATCCGGCAACTTCGGGCCAGAACCACTACCACCATCAGCAGCCCCCACCGCGCCCGGGAACAGATCAGCCAACGGGCCATCCGCGGGTGCCCCATCCGAACCAGGCGCGCCGCCACCACGACGCCCGCGGCGATCCTCCACGGAAACATCCAATGGAACCTGACCGGGAAGGTTACCGAACGGGGACGCTGGACCGTTCGAGTTCGTACCCACAAGCCCTGGAATCGGAATGCCGCCAACCGTTGGCGTGCCAGGTCCAGACCCGCCGCCGAGCTGAGGAAGCGGAGACGGCTGCGGATCAACCCCCGTGCCGCCCTGAATGTTGCGGTCCCACCACTCACGGGCACTGCGACCCAACTGATCCGGCGTATTGGAGTGATTCCAGCTATCCGCACCTGGAATCGCGTCCTGAATGGCCTGTTCAATCTCAGGGCCGTTCTGCGCAACCAGGAACGCCAGCCACGCTGGGACCGCCACACGCGACAACGCGGCAGAGATTCCCTTAGCCGACTTATCGGCCGTCGCGGGAAGACCGGCCAATGTCGTGCTCACCGTTGAGAGAGATTGCGTCAGCGCCGTGATGCCAGCTATGGACTTCCACGCCACGAACGCGGTCACCACGTCCCCAACGCTGATACCGATCCGGTCGAGCATTTCGACTACGCTCGACAGCGCATCCCACAAATCCTGCGCAGTCTCGGCAGCTTCCTCGAAGGTGCGCTTGATGTCGTCCTTGTGCGCGACGATCCACGCGTTCAGGTCATTCAGCTTGTCGGTCACATTGTTGATCGACTTGGCAAGCGCGCCAGGACCCTCCGTCGTGTCCAGAGGGTCACCGAACAACGCCGAAATGAAGTTCGCCCCAACACGACCCACAGCGGCATTCATGTTCGACAAGGCGCCGTCAACAGTGTCGGCCAGCTTCTTCGACATGCCACCGAACTGGCCCTCAATCGCCTGCACAAGCATGCCGAACGAAATCGTGCCGTCCTTCGACATCTTCTGAATCTCAGCGCTCGTCAGGCCGAACTCTTTCTGCAACGCCGCCTGAACATTGATGCCACGCTCATTGAGCTGCAACATCTCTTCAGCCTGCAGCTTGCCCTTGTTGAACACCTGGTTGAAGATGACGGCCAGGTCGCCGAACTTCTGCCCAGATGCACCCGCCGCGTCCGCAATCGCAGTCAACGCCGCCTGCAACGGGCGACCCTGCTTCACCCCACCAGCAAGGAACTGAGTAGCAGCCTTCGCCGCCTCGTCCAACGCAATCGGAGTGCCAACGACGACCTCGTTGATATCCGACATGATCGTCTTGACCTGCTCGGCGCTGTTCCCCATCGCGGCAAGGCGATGCGATGTCGCATCAAGAGACTTGTACCGATCAAACCCCTTGAACAGGGCAACACCGGCGGCGCCGATAATGCCCGTCGCGGCCGCCGTGAACGCCGTGCCCAACGCACGACCAGCCAACGCGCCAGCCTTCGACGCCGCACCCTCATACCCCGACAACGCAGCCGAAAACCGGCCCGCCACAGGCAACGACGACGCCAAAGACGAACCAAACGACGAACCAAACCCCCGGCCCGCCGACACACCATGCGACGAAAAACCATCAACAATACGAGAACCGGCCTGACGCGTCGCACGATCAACCTCACGCGACAACTGCTCGCCAGCATTACGACCAGCAGCCGCAGACGCCCGGCCCACATTCTCACCGATCGCACGACCAGCAGACGACCCCGCGCGCGCCCCAGCCGCCTCCATCTCACGCTCAATGTTCTTCGCCGCCACCGCAGCAGCACGCTCATCAAGACGGGAAATAATGTCCACGTAGATAGGCATCAGACACTCACCTCCCCGTCACCAGCCGAACAGATCGGCCTCAACCTCACGCTGCAACTCATGCGCCTCAACCGACGCACGCGCCTTCTCCAGCCGATCAACCGGATCCTCAAACGCAAACGGCTCATACACAGCCTTACGACTCTTCGACGCATGAAACGACGCTCGAAACCTGGCGATCTCGTTATACGTCTCCGCCGCGATCAACTCCGGCTCAGACCAACGCCCACCACGAACAGCCCGCGCCACCGCACCATCAACAGGAGCGAAATCCACATACAACTCCCGAACGCGCTCCTCAGCGTTGTCCACGAACCGCACCCCGAACAGGTCAAGCAACTCCAAACTGGACAGCCTGCCCTGATGCCAATCCGCAACACTCAACCCGAAGAAGCGCCGCAGATCACTCGCTATCTGCCTCGGATACAGTCTCCAAAACCACTGGGCCTCCATCACTTTTCGAGTCGGACTCAGCTCGCTCCGCGATCGAGAAACCCTGCTCCGTCCACGCCCGCCACACATCACGCGCACCAGCGGGACGCCCGTTGATCTTCTTCGACCGCAACACCTCGTAGGAGTCCATTCCCAACACGACCTGAACGATCCGCACCTCACGCGGCGGCGACACACGCTTACCGTCCTTGTAGTACGGGGGGCCTTTCACCGCGCCGGGGCGGGTCTCCGCCGGCAACACCATCTCGTTGCCGTCTCGGTCCTTAACTGTCTGCTCCGGGATGTACAGGTCAGGTTCCCGGTCGTAAGTTTCGATCTCTTCGAGGTATGCCTCGTAAGCTTCCAGAGCGTCGTCGTCGAGCATCCGAAGATTCGGGTGAGGCGGGATCGACATCGTAGTTCCGTCGTCGAACCGAAGGACACGATCAGCGAACGGGGAATCAAACTCGGTGGCCTGCTCACGGGCCGCGGCGCCATTGTTGGTGGGCTTCGAAGTAGTCATGAGAATTTGGGGCTTCCTTTCACGCAATCACGGGGCTGAAAGACGGGGCTGAGGAGAGGGGCCTGCCGGGTGGGGCCAGCCCCGGACGCACCATGCGGCGCGCCACAAACACCCACCCGGCAGGGGCTTTTCTGGCTAGCTGCCGTCCGAGTACTGCTCAGCCCATCCGGGGCCACCCATCCACACGTAGAAGTAGCCGGGAACCAGTGCAATCGTCCCAGCCGGATCGGGCCGCATGAAGTACTCGTTCGGCAGCACCTTGTACGTCAGGTCCGCCGTATCAGGATCGGTCTTCGACCGCTGCTTGGACGCCTGGTCGTCCAGCTTCACCGCCGGATAACCCTCAGCGCGGTAAATGAACCCGCCCGAGGTGCGGCGCGCATACAGCAGCAGCAGCTGGTACTCCGCCGAGTCAGCGTCCAGCAGCGGACCCTCACCGTAGTCAGGGGTACCGGGAAGCGCGACCAGCGGATTACCGGCGTTGTCGCACAACGGAAGTTCCGACTCCAGCCGGTGAATCAGCGGATCGGCCGTACCGAGCGCCACGAACCGCACCGAATACGACTTCTCCGTCACCTCAGAATCGACCGGGAACTTCGACTGCAACACCATCAAATCGTCAGAGGTGACATCCGGTTCACGTTCCGCACCGCCATCCTCAGGGTTGCAGCCGATGTGCCACCAGCCCTCATTCGGGTCGGTGTTGTACTCGTACTTTCCGTTCACCTTGCGGCGAATGAACAGGTCGTCGCGAATCTTGCCGTCCTGCGCGAACGGCGACCACTTCACCGTCACGCAATCATCCTCGAACGGCGACATGTCCGTCGCCGCGCCGCGGTTGTCACGAATGAACACCGCCTGCAAACCGCCACGTTCAATGAACGGCTTGTGAATGTCAGTGAATCCGCCGGCGCTCCAATCGGTGCCGGTCATTGGCTGCGTCATAGGACGCTCCTCTCGATCATGATGGGGGGACCGGATTGCAAAAAGAACTCCGGCGAAACAAAAAAGACCCAAGCCCCAGAAATCGGGCGAGGGTCTTTATTTCTTTGGTTGTTTTCGGGCTGAAACTCAGGACAGGTACGGCAGGCCGACCTCGTATCGGCCCACGTACCGAACAACATGCGGATCGTCGCTGTACTCAACAGGAATCGGAGCCATCAACGACCGGCAATAATCAATCGTCACCAGCACACCACCCGGAAGGGTGATCAACGTCAACGGATTCAACGACAGCTCAACCATCCGTTGATGCGTCAAACCGGCCTCCACGTCGGCGGCAGCATCACCAGCGGCGAACGTGTGCACAGACACAACCGCCACATCCTGCGCAACCTCAGGCGCATCCACACCGTCAACACGACGCACAACCCGGTGCGGCAACGGATCATTCGCCACCCTGCGCGTCGAAACCTTCCCCAGCGGAGAAAGCCACTCCACCAGCACGCGGTGAATACTCGGAGCGCTATCGATCGTCATAAGCGGTGCCGCCGAACTGCTTAGCCGTCTTCTGGGCCGGCGCATACTCGTCGTTGTGCACCGACCCGAACTCCACAAGGTGCGCCTGCGGATCGGTCGCGCCCACCTTGCCGCGGCCTTTGTTCGTGGAACGTTCCGTCACCTGAACCGAATCGCGGTAATCGCCCGACGACACCGGAGAGTTCTGCTTCCACGCGGCGGCAACCTCATCCATGAACTCGTTGACGCCTTGATTCACCTCGGGCAGCTTGTCGAAGTCGTCGAGACTGATACCGAACTTCGCCAGCGGATTCTTCTTTGTAGGGCCACTCGCCACAGCTAAGCCGCCTTTCGTAACTCGGCAACCAGACCCGGCGCCCAGCCGTGGAACCCCAATGTCCAGTCCCGAACCGCGACAACATCGAACACGTCCGCGCCGAACTCGACACGATCCTTCACCGCCACTGGCGAACCCACTGGTAAATACAGGTCCACATCGACAACTTCCGTTTCGGTCATCGTCGCCGAGCCAACCACCTGAACATGCGGCGCCAACTGAATAGCACCCACCGGAACACCAGGCCCGAACACCGGGATCGTGTTCCCCAGTCCATCCGAATCATCACCCACGTGCGGGTAGTGCGTCACAGTGAACGAAACGGGGAACGTCACAGCCGATGCACCGTGATAGTCGGGATGGGATGCGCGAACCGGCGAACCTCGGCAAGCTCATCGGCGGTGAACAATGAGGTGCTTGAGACCCACTCTGCGTTGCGCTGAGTGAACGGACCAGCCGTGAGTGATACGGCCTGCGACTGCACCGAACCGGGCTGCACCGTCAGATGTCGCGCAACCACAGACGCGACGAGCGCCGTGACGGCTTCCGGCGCGCCGCCGCCGACGTACTCAACCACCACGACCGTTCCGGTTACCAGTGGGCGCCCATTCTCGGATACGTCCACATAGTCACCATCCTGAGTGAAATCCACAGCAGCGCCGTCGATACCCTCAACGCTGCTGACCTCGACCACGAGGCCGGGAAGCCACACCCTGCCGTTGACCACGTTCGCCCGCACACGGGTGACGCCATCGGTGAACACTCGACCCGACGCGCGCTGGAACGCATCGCTGACACGCTCCAGCAGCGCGTCGGCCCGGGCTGACTGCTCATCAGTGAGGTCCGCGGCGCTGGACAGCCCCAGCGCCGCGGCAACATCATCGGCAGTAGCGAGCACTAGCTGCCCGTCTTGTTGAAGACGACCACGCCAGTGGGTCGGACAACCTTGCCGCCGTACACATGCAGAGCACGGATCCGGTCAGAGAAGCTGTCCTGATCCCGCAGAGCCTCAACGGTGTCGATCTGCGACACATACGCCGCCGCCGACGGATGGAACGCGACGAACTGCTCATCGTCGGTGTCCCGCAGGTTGTTCGACTCCACGATCCGGGCGCCCAAGAGGTTCCCGATGGTGCCCGCGCGCAGACCAGCAGCGTCGCCGGAGGTGTCCGCACTGGTCAGCTTCGACCCGGACGACCGCAGCCAGAACGCCATCTCCGCGTTCACGACAACGACACGCCCCACGTTCGGGACGTTCGCCTTCGTCAGCTCCTTGAGCGCCGTGGCGATCAGGTCGAACGCATCATCGGCGTCCGTAGGTGCCGAACCGCTCAGCGCGGTCCCGTTGTCCACCAGAAGATCGGCGATGAACTTGTCGGTGTCGGTGGCCAGAGCCGTGGCACCAGCACGGGTGTAGGCCTCCAGCGAACCAGCGACCTGAACCCGGTCGATGTCATCGACCAGGAAGTCGATCGACTTCTCCTGGTCAATGAGCAGATCGACGCCGGTGTCAGAAATGGCGTCCGCCGAGGTCTGCCGGCCAGCGGCCTTGTAGTCCTTGACGGTAGGTGCCACCACGCCAGCGATGTGCACCACGTTGCCCTTGCTTGCAGTGCCTTCGTACTCGCGGTTGACGAGGTTGGCGAAAACGGTCTGGGCGGTCCACTCCTCCAGGAGCATGTCCGACCAGAGTTCAGGAATGAAGTTGTTGAAAGCCATTTTTGGCTCCCTTCTGTGTTAGTGGAGTTCTCCACGTAGATAGCTGTCAAGTCGGCCCTCTTCGCGCGCCTTCTTTCGCTCGGCAGGCGGCAGCGCCGCGTACTCAGCCGGGGTGAGAGGCTTCGGGCCTTCAACCTTCTTGTCTGATGTGACTTCCGACGTCGGCACGGCCGACGATGCCGTTTTGGCCTTCAGCGCTTCTTCGATCCGCTTGTTGACGAATTCGTTCCACCGGTCGGCGGATTCGCGCATCTCTTCCTCGGTATCGCCATGAATGAACTCCGGATCGACTTTCGTTTCGCGCGCCACATCACTTCGGATGCGTTCACGCTCAGCCGTCTCGAACTTTCGTGCCAGTTCTTCGATCCGGGCCAGCGGGTCGTCGCCGATCTTTTCCTGCGACTCCCGCCACTTCTTGGCGTCCGCGAAGTTCTCCTTGGCTTGCGCCTCGTTCTTGCGGGCCATTTTCTTCCAGAACTCGACCGTCTCAGTTGGTTTCGGAGCTTGCGTTGGCTCCTCAACCGTGGCGGTTGCGTCCTGGTCGCCTGCCGGTTCCACTGGCTCCGTTACGGCGCTGTGTTCCGACGTTTCTGCTGTCACATCATCAGACATGAGGGTTTGTTTCCTTTGCGGATGGGTTTTCTTTGTGACATGCCCGTTACGGGCCATGTGTGCGTTATCCAGACCGCCGGGGTCAGCGCTGGATGCTTCTGGGGCCTGAGAACTTCTGGTCACGCCATGCGAGGACGGGTCCAACCTCGCCGTGCTCCCGAGTGACGATCAACTTTCGGTAGTCAACGGCGCGTCCGCCGCGATCCGCGATACTCGCGAACGCCTTCACCTGGTCATGCGTCTCGTTGAGAAGCTCCGTGCTGATCGTGTCGAAGTCCATCCCCGGCGGGATCACGTCAATATCGCAATCACAGCCCGGATGAATGGGCATCAACGAGTTTTTGCGGTACCGCATGGTTGATGCGATGACACACAGCGCGCAGTTCTCGCTGCCGGTCAAGACGCGGCGGTAGAACTGGACACCGCTGCGGGCGAACGACGACCTAGCCTGGTGCGTCTTTGCAAGTTGCAGGTCGGTGCCCGCCAGGTTCTCGATACGACGCTGACCGGCCCGGAGTGCCGCTGCGACGCTCTTACCTTCCGACAGTGCCGTACGTGCTGTGATCACAGGTCGCGCGTACACCGTCTCCGACGGCACACCGCGAATCGCGGAAACCTCGACGGCCTGCACCGGTGACTGCTGGGTGACTTCTGCGATGTACACCGAAGTCATGGCCGCCATCGACTCTTGGGCCGCTTGGACAACCGGTGCCACCGAAGATGTCAGCTCTCGCAGTCCACTGTCAGACAGCGTTACCGATGTCCACGCTGCGGACACATATTCGAGCAGTCTGCGCCTCAGTTCAGCGGTCGCAGCCGCATACTCAGCGTGATCCATCTTCCTGGGGGCGCTGCACCGAGTTGCCGGCGAACAAAGTTATCTGCTCACGCGCCCTATCGAGATCGTCCTGCTTGATCTGATCGGCGTTGTAGTTCAGGATATTCCGCCGGATAGACGCCCACGACTCGCCGGCCGCCTTAGCCAGAGAGGCGGCAGCATACTTCTCCCCCAGCGTCACACGATCTGGAGATTCGAACGACACATCCACTGTGTCCTCAACGGCCTCGCCCTCAAGCTGCATCGCCTTGACCAAGATGGCCTCCAGGCCGATCTTCGCTATCGAAAGCCGATCCTGACACTTGAACAAGAAGCCCTTCTCAATGTTGTGCGCACCCTCAGCTGACTGGTTCGCGCTGTCCGGCATCAACATCGGCAACGGAGTCTTGGTCGCCGACGACAGCTGTCGAATATGCTCCTTTATCGCCGACAACATCGGAGTGAAGTCGTTCGGCTGCGATTCCCAGATATCAACCCCAGGGGGCAACTCCCACAACGCTCCCGGCGCGGCCTCAAAGATCGAGGCGTAGTCGATCGCGTTGCCGTTCTCATCGACCTTCGGCAACCCATTTTCCGTCGACTTCAACGCCCGCTGACGGAAAGCCTGGATCGCCATCGTGGACAACAACTGAAGCTCAGCCCGGTTGATCCGGTTGATGATGTCAATGTGAGGCTCCACCTCGCCCATGCCATCAGGGTTCTGGTACACCACCACCGGCGGCGGCGAACCGGTCACTACAGCATCACCAACCGGAACCCACGAGTCTGAGATTCGCGTCACCAGCCTGCGCCGGGACGACGACTGCACAAAGCACGGACGGGCGAACTTTTGCCACCCGTCACCCGACCACACAATCGCAAAATCCGACTCGGCATCGAGGTCCCGCCACCACCGCATAGCGGACCTGATCCGCCACGGCTGCAGCGGGTCAACGCTGACAACCATCGTTTCAGGAGAGTCAGCTGTGATCGTCGCCGTACCGTCATCACGACGCCAGCACGTCAAATACGACTCGCCGAAGTCCAGCCCATACTTGACCCACTGCTTACACACGGAATCCATGCGGTTATCCCGCCAGATGCGCCGTGCACGTAACGCCAAATCACTATCGGCAGAACCACCAACCGTGATGCCATTCGGGATGATCCGGTCAGCAACAGAGTCACGCACCATCAGACCCCAGTTGGTGCGCGCCTCACGCTGAAACGAACGCCACGCCGCAGACGTGTTCCTCGTCAACTCGGGCAGCGGAGCATCCCCATTGGAGTAACGCGCCAACAAACGCACCCGCGACATTCCGTCGTCGATACGCTTCGTCAATACCGGGAGCCATTCCGCTGGCGTTGAAGCAGTCAACAGCTGACCCCCTCTCTGTCTCTATGGCGACTAGTAGATCCGTCTAGGCGCAAACACTTTCGGGCGCGGACGTGCACCATCACGACGCGCATCAACACACGCCTCCCACGACAACATCCCCGCCATCGCAGCATCAAACTTGTCGGCCAAACGGCCATCCTGCTTCTGCATCACCCACAGCGGCTGGCCTGTATCGTCCACCAGCTTCAGCTCACGCCGCCCCGCATGACCCATATGCTCAACAAACTTCGGTCGCCACACATTGGCAGCCAGCGCCGCGTCGCCAGTCGCCAATGCATCGGCATAACCCTGCGTCGCAGCAGCCACACGCCTCAAACTGCCGCCGCCGCCAACCGCCCACTCCACAACCCGATCCGGGAAACGACCCGCCCACGCGGCGATCGTCGAATCCCAGCCCCACGGGTCGCAGTACATGCGCCACACCTCAAACCGGGCCATCATGTCCACAACGAGCGCTGTCACCTCATGCTCAGGGACTTCCCACTCTTCGACGTTCTCGGGCCGCTCCCAACAGCCCAACAACATCTGGCGTCCCGTCGCAATCTCAGTGACCACGACAGCCGTCGCATCTCTCCACCGCGACCCGTCAAACCCTGCAGTGACGAACGCTCCATCCGGCACCGTCTCATCGCACTGCACTAGGCGCGTCATATCGAACGCCTGAGAGCCAGACTTACGCCACCGATTCAGATAGACCCGCTCCCAGTAAGCGCGGTCAATACCCGTGCGGTCGTAGTCCTTCGCGATCCGCTCAAACTGCCCCGGCCCCCACTCCCCAATAGGGCCAGTGGCATCCGCGACAGCGGCGACACGCTTCTCCACGGTGGACAGATCATCATGCTCATCACCGGCCCAGCGCCGAAAGAAGAACAGCGACGGGTCCTGCCGCTCACCCCTGGCGATCGACTCCGCCTCAGCTAACACGTCCTCTTCGATGCTGCCCTGACCAGGCTGCCCAGCAGTCGACGTGTACAACGTCCACGGGTCCTCCATCGGCCGCTTCGGCATGTTCTGCAACATCGTCTCGTGCGCGTCACGATGCCTCGGCATAAACAACCGGTGCGGCTCATCGAAATGCTGAAACGTCGTCCGCGCGCCATCGCGAGACCCCGGAGCATTCGACACAGCAACAGCGAACCCATCCTCGCCACCCGAAGGCGACAACCGGACGATCCGCTCCTTGCTGATATCAAACAGATCAACATCGGGGCCGTTCTCCAAGATGTACTTCAGCACACCGAACGCCAGCTCCGACACCTGCTCCTCGGTGACCGCCATCATCGGAATCACCGGCGACCGCACCGGCCGACCCACAGGATTCCCCGCGGCGTCAAAACCGTCACACCGAACCGGCGCCTCTGGATGCAACTCCACACCGCAAATCCACGCCGCGAACTCGGTCTTGGCTACACCCTTCCTGAGTTCGACACCGGCCCGCTCGAACCGCCGACGGCCAGCCAAACGGTGCCCACGCGGATACAACTCATACAGCCGATACACCAGCGCGCGCTTCTCGTCATCGAGACGTGCAGGCTGACCCGACAGCGACCCCGGACCGAACACCATCCGATCCTCAATGAAGTCGCACACCTGCGGACCCAGCGTCGGGAACGCCAAATCCACGGCCGGCACCTGAAGTACAGCCATCCAAGCTGCCTCGGTCGAACCGCTACGTCACAAGCTTCAGGCGCGGATCGTCACCGGGAACAGGATGACTCACGGGCGCGGCATCCGACTTCCGCCGCTTCGACCCCTTCGCCTTGGAATCCTCCGTCGCCTCAATCTGCCACTCCAGACGGCGGCGAGCCAACGGATTCGTCCCATAATCGGTATCGGCTTTCTCTAGCCGAACCTGAGCCTCCGCCCGCGCCTTCGCGGTATCCGCGGTCCAAAAATCGTTGTACAACATCGCCACACGAAACAGCCCGTTGATATCCGAATCGGTGTACTCCGGGGCCATCGGCGACGCCCAAATGTCATTCCACCAACGCACCGTCAACGGATGCCACACCACACCATCCGGCAACTCAGGAGCGACCACATCATGATCCGCAGACAACGTAGCCCGCGTCGACGACTTATTGCGCCGAGCGCGCACAGAAGGATCTTTAGGTAGGGGTGGCATGACATTCCTCCCATTTCGGGAATCAACAGGGTATCAGCAAAACCGCAGGTCAACCCCATTTCGGGGATGCCGCGAAACCCCCCGGTTCCGTACAGACCAAAATCTGCA